TTATTTAGTGGGTTTCGCCAAAGCTCCAACTCGACGATAAACCCGCTCGGTAATGTCCCCCTTGGTATGGCCAAGCAGCAGGCTGGCGTGGTCGACATCGGTGATTTCCGAGGCCGCTTTAGGGCGAATGTCGCGGAACTGGAATTGGCTGATACGGCCGGCCAAGACCTGGTCACCGGCGGCAACTGCTTCCTTCACTGCGTCCTCCCTGGCATCGTCCCAACGATGGCGTAGCATCGCGGCCGTGACCCGTTTGCCTGCATCGGTCAGGATGAGGTACGGGGAGCCGTGACCAGAGTTGCGCTCCAGAATCTTCCTGATCAGCTTGCCCAGCCCGCTCTCCATACCATCCACTTCAAGCATGATGCGCAGCTTCTTGTGGGTCTTCTTCTGTTTCACGCCGAGGGCCTTGTCCTCGATGTCGTCTCGCCTCATCACCAGCACGTCCGCCGGACGCTGGCCCGTCAAATACGCCAAGTCCATGGCAACCTTCAGTTCATCCACCGCTTTTGCGTAGACGGCCTTCCAGATTGCATCGTTCGCGTAGAAGTCACGGGGTACTTCCTTGTTCTTGCGCACGCCCTGGCACGGGTTCTCTCGGCTTGTCAGCCCCCATTCCCGAGCGATGTTGAAGACGTGGGAGAGGGTTGCGATCTCCCGGTTGGCCCTGACCTTTGCGCTTCGGGCGTCTCTGTATTGGGCAACCTGCGCCGGCGTGACGCCGTCGATGGGCGCTTTCTCGAAGTACGTCCGCAACTGACGAATCTCGGCCAGGTTGTCTTTCTGGGTGCGCGGCGCCTTCTTCGGGATGATGTCGCGCTCGTACCGGTCGAAGATCGCACCCATGGTCACCAGGTCCTTTGGCTTTTCCTTCGCCTCCAGCTCGGCCCACTTCAGCCGGGCCAAGCTCAAGTCGGTGCCCAGCGGTATCGGCTTGCCTGACTTGTCCAAGTAGAAATAGCTGATCCATTCCTTGCCTGGGTTCTTCTTGCTCTTGCTGGTGCGCTTGCGCCGGTACATTCCCGGCGGCAAATCCCTGTTTTCAGTCTTCCTAGGGCGCATATCACCTTACCTTCGATACATCGGGTGTCCACGCGGGGACGTTTGGAGGCGGCGGTGGCGCTAAGGGCACCACTTCGAGGGTGACGCCAAGCTTCATGCGGGCGTACTGGCGACCCACCAGGGGGCGGCCGCCGCGGCTCTCGACGAAGTGCCAGTCGCGCTCGTTGAGCCAGCGGCGCTGCCAGCCCCTTGCCTTGTAACCGGTCAGGTCGGCCAGCTCTTCGTCCGAAAGGATCTCGGTTTCCATGGATGGTCTCCACGCCGCCGGTGGCGGCAGGTTGGTGTTCAGGCAGGGGTTTTCGCGAGCACCGAGTCAGCCACCTTGATAGCGGCCTGGGCATCATCGACGTAGGCAGGCGTGAAGCCTCCGGCGTAGTGGATCACTCTCTGGCAGGCGTCCAGCTCTTTGCGCACCACGCGCAGCGCCTGCACCAGTTCTTCCTGCAACGCGCCCTCGGCTCGGCCGATATCCCAGAACTGCTGCCCCCAATGGCCGGCTGGCGGCGGGTTCCTGTTCTGCTTGCCCATGGCCATGGCGCCGACAGCCAGGTCGCACACGGCCTGTTTGTAGATGTTGTTGCCGTCGATGCTCAGACCCTGGCGACGTAGAGCGTCGAGGGCGTTGTTCAGGTTCGCATCGCGCGATGGCAGCACTAGGTCGAAATCGTCCTTGCCGGGGCGGCAGGCGATGACGAACAGCTCGCAGTCTTCGGGCAGGTGCTGGGCCATTCCGGAGATGCCTTCAATGGCGGCATCGCGGAGCAGCGCTTTTGTGTCGTGCATAGGTCATCCTCGCCCGCGCATGTCGGCGGGCTTGAGTAGTTGATATTTGTGAGGGAGGGATCAGGCCGCGAGACGGGCCTGGAATTGCTTCAGCTTGAGGTGCATGCCTTCGACCACTCTCGGCTCGAGGCTGAACCGGCTGAGCAAGAGGTTCATGGCTTTTTCCTTTGCGGCAACCCAGGCCCGGTGGGCCTCCAGTTCGGTGTCGAAATAACCGAGCGCGACGTTTCGGTCGCCGATCTTGCATTGAGCCCTAAATCTGCCAGAGGCATTGTGGAAGCTCGCCCCCACCAGGCCGCATCCACGGTCGCCCGTCTTGTTCCAGAACATGTTCACGCTCCTGGGCACAAAGCAGCACGTATCAGGGGAGTACAGCGTGCCGTCGCCGAGGATGTCCTTGTCGAGCTCGTTTCCATACCAGGGCTGGCGCTCCATCCAAGATCTGAATCTCATGAAGTGTTTCCACTCCTCGCATACCGATGTGCCGCGGTAGGAAGGATGGGATAGGTGAAAGGTTTCGTTATGACACCTTTCCAGCATCCTGAGCCAGGTCTTGTAAAACGGGCAGCTGAAGGTCGCAGTGTATTTCTTCTTGCCCTCGATCCAGTAGGGCTTGCGCACCTGTATCTGATAGCTTGCGTCGTTGACACCCCAGCCGCAAACCAGCCCAGTCATCTTGGGCCTCGGTATACCAGGTAGGCCATGTACATCAGGGGCAGGATCATGCGCCACCTCCTGCGGCCAGGGCCTCAGCCTTCAGTGAGGAATAGGCCACCCCATCCAGTGCGCTGTCCTCATGGAACTTGTCGGGGTTCTGCCACTGGCGAACGTCCTTCAGCACCTGGAGTAGCAGCCACCCCTCGGCCTCAGTGAGGTCGCGGCCGGTGATGGCGTTGAAGGCCTGGACTGTGCGCCCCATGCTGCGCTCGCCGCCTGGGGAGTCATACTGCTTGCCGCGTTCGGCCTGCACGTCGATGGCCGCCTGCAGGAAGTCGACGGATGTCTTCGCTTTCACATGGACATCTGCTGGGCGCTGCTGCAGAGAGTTACGCCAGTCTCCGGTTGGTCCACGGGCCAGCCATTCGCAGTCACTGGACAGCAACGAGAACGTGTCGCCCTCTTTGAAGTCCTGGTGAATATTCATCTTCCAGCCGGCCTTCACGCCATACCAGTGGCCGTCATTGGATTGCACGACCTGTGGCCAGGAGTGCTCAGCCCAGCCAGGCTTGCCGGTCCAGATACCTTTGCCGTACAGGTCTTTCTTTTCCTCGGTGGTCAGGAATCTCACAGCTGATACCTCTCATCAATCCAGCGCCCAGGCGCCATAGCGGGTGTAGCTTCGGGTTGGGTTTCGTGCGGGGAGAGCTGGCGCTGGTTGCTGGCCTGCAGCTGGCTGTCGGGGATGCAGCTGATGCCGACCCCATTGAGCAGGTAGCAGGTGACGCCGCGCTGGCTGTCGTGCTGCACGTCGATGACGTTCTCGGTTGCGCTGGCGCCGGTGGCGAGCAGCAGGAGGCAGAGGGCGAGGCGGGTCATTCGCTCACCTCATCAGCGTCTGGTGCCCGGGCGACGCCGACCTCGATCAGGATTTCGCTGATCACCCCGCGCCCTTGCTCTTCCAGGAAGACGAAGTGCTTGTCATCGCCCATGTTGTAGTTCTCAAAGACGCTCAGTGCGGCGGACCACTGGGCTTCGCTAAGCTCCACTTCGTAAGGTCCAGTCTCGAAGACGTAGCCGCTGCGCAGTTGATCGATCAATTCATCCCGGGCCGCCAGTTCAGCCTGCAGCTCGGCGACTTGGCCGTGCTCGCATTCGTCGCTTTGGTCGTCGATCAGCTTAAGGCCCACCATTTCGTCGTCGCGCCAACCACCGTAATCGTGGTCGTACCGCTCGCAGCAGAAGCCCTCGTCGCCATCGCGGGTCGGGATCGTGTAGCTGTCGAAAGGACCGCCATAGGTCGGCACCATCCCGCCATCGGGGTGCTCAATCCACATGAAGAACTTGCGGCCTGTTATCGGGCATTCGTCCGGGCACCACCGTGCCGCCGTCTGTGCGCTGGGCATACGGATTCCTTGGCCGCCATATCGCGGCAGTGAATAGAGGGGAGAGGGGGTTACAGCGGGGAAGAGTACAAATGTGCTCTTTGGGCGGCTACATCTCGACCCAGCCTTCGAAGAACTCACACGGCATGCGCAGGTGGTCCGAGCTGTCGACCAAGATCCCGCTTTCGAGCGCCTGCTTTGCGGCCTGCATGCCCGCTTTTGCGCGCTCGACTGCGGCCTGGGCAAAGCTCAGGTGGACTTCCTTGCGTCTGACATACGAGCGCAGCGCCTGCTTCTGGTCGATGTAGGCATAACGCTTGCCTTCCTGGCTCTTCAGTACGCGCCGGCGATACCGCTTCACCCAGTGCTGATTCCAGCTGTGCGGGGAATCAACCTGGTGCTCGTGCCGATCTTCGATGATGTAGAAGCAGACATCAGTCTCGGCGTAGGCCACGTAGCGCTGACAATAGACAGACACCTCGCCATACACCCCTGACTCCCACCCATACCGATAGAGCCGCGGGCGTTCCCCCTTTGGGATCGGCTTGAATTTGCTCATGGCCTGGCCTCCGCCATAACGGGTTCGCTGGGCTCTGCGCTGGAGGACAGGAATGTTTCGAGGTGACGTCGCACGCGGAGAACGTGATCGCTATCTGAGAAACCGCTGGTTGCAACTTCGAGGAAATCGCGCAGCAGCGTATCCCGTTCGGCAAGCTTGTCGCTCAGCTCCTCGATGACGGCCAGGTTTTTGATGCCGTGAGTGCGTGAGTAGAAGCGGTCCAGCTTGGCGCTTAGGTCGTCGCGCTCCTCCCGTATATGGCCCAGCTCTACGCGAAGGCGAGAGGCCTCTCCGGTATCGGCTATCGGCCCCAGCCCAACAATCGGCAGCCCAGTCGCCGCCGCATCCCTCTCTGCCTCTTCTTTGGTCCACCAGAAGGCAGTACCAACCATCCAGGCTATAGGCTCGGGGTGGGGCTGCGGGGCTGGCTGCGGGAAATTTGCCACAATCGCTTCGTAGGCCGTGACCATCCATGCATTCGGGCATGCTTGGCGGTCCAGCGTCTCTCTGACTTTGCTGGCCAGGTCATGCGCAGCTGGCACGCTGACCATCTCGGTGTTGCTGGATCGGTTTTCAGTGGGCATGGGGATACCTTGCACTTGACGTGAAAAATGGTGAAACTGCAGTCGGTAATCTCGGCTCACCGTATCTACTTGGTGAGCAGCAATGAACCTCCTCCAGATCCTCAAAATCTTCCTTCTAATCGCACAGCTCGCTCATGAACTGATGCGCCTGTTCGACGACTTCAGGCCGCTGCCATGAGGGCTTCAATTACGCGCTGGCTCGCAAGAGGCGGTACCGCATTACCGGCCATGTGCATGGTGAGCCGATGGCTGTCCGGGCGCAGGGTGTCTGCCGGGAATGACATCGCGGCAAGGGCCTCGCTGGCGCTGAGCATGCGCATACGGTCGCCGTCGACCAGGGCCCAGCGGTCCAGGGTGGTGATGGTGCCTATCGGACGGTTGATGTCCCGGCCGGTGGTGCCAGAGCCTTTGCCGTAGTAGGGCATGATGAAACGGTCGCCGAAGCGCTGACGGCCGTTTCGCACCCGATCGAGCGTTGCCTGGGCTCGGCCTGGCTTCTCGATTGGCGACCAGCGCCCCGCATCGAAGTCGAGGAAGCTGGCTGCCGGCACATGTCGTTCCTGCGGCAGCTGAAGCATCAGCGGCGCCTTGCTGCGAGTCAGCACCATGAAAAGTCGCACCCGGTGCTGCGGCACGCCGAGGTCTGCGCAGTCCACGATGTGGGGCGCGGCTTGATAACCCAGCGCCTGCACCGCCTGCAGCCAGGCAGGGTAGAGCACCCAGTCGGTAAACTCAGGCACGTTCTCGATCACTGCCGCCTGCGGACGGTGGAACTCAAGGGCCGATACCGGAGCCCAGGCCGTCGAGCGCGATGCGTCGTGCTGAGGATTTCCAGACTTCTTCCCGCGAGCCTTCGTGTGACCTTGGCAGCAAGGCGAAGCCAGCATGATGTCGTGCGCGGGCACCTGCTCCCACCGGGCCTGATGCAGATCCTGGCAGACGTGCTGAGTGTCGGGGTGGTTGGCGCTGTGCCATTCAACTGCCACTGGCCAGTGGTTTGCCGCCCAGAGAACCTGGACACCTGCGGCGCGCGCGCCGGTGCTCCATCCGCCGAGGCCGGCGAACAGGTCGATTGCTGTGGTCATCTTGTGCCCTGTGCTAGTTCAGTAAGGTGGTATTGCTGGTCAGGGGTTGAAAGCCATATAAGATCGATATAAGCTCCTGATAACCCCAGATTAAGGCGCTGTCTGGGGCTATTTTTTGGCGCCGATTTTTTTTGGGGGGGATGGATATGGAAGAAAAGGTTTCGGCTCGGGAGTTCGAGGAGCAGGTTTTTGATCGCGAGGGGATCCGGGTGATTCTGCGCTGCGCGCCTGACACTTTGGTGCCTGCGTACCCTTACGAGCGTAGGATTCAGGCTAGCGCTACACTCAATGACCTTAAGGAAAACCGTCTTTCGAAGACGCTTGGGGCTGAGGTTCCCTACTCTCTCGTACTTGGGGATGGCAACAGCAACCCTCACGGCAATATGAAGGCGAGTAATGCTCGGGGGCGTTATCTCGACTAAGGCTTGGATAAGTATTTTCTAGCGCCCTTTGGGGCGCTTTTTTTTGACCACCATGAGTCATATGAAGAGACTCAGCTGTTGTTCCGGGTTTGGGTCAAGCAGGGCCATGGCTTTTTTTTGCTCATACTCAATACGCGCCTTGGCGATAGCCAGGTAACCCGGGTCTAGCTCGCATCCGATGAACTGGAAGCCCTCGCGCATGGCTGCTTTGCCAGTGCTGCCGCTGCCCATGAACGGATCCAGGACGATGCCGCCGATCGGCGTGACCAGGCGGAGCAGGTAGGCCATCAGGTCGGTCGGCTTTACCGTTGGGTGGTGGTTGCCGTTGCGGGCAGACCAGTCGGCGCCCTCGACCTGGCGCATGGTGGCGTTGGTGCTGACGGCTTTCTGGTCGCCAATGGGCAGGCCTTCGTTGCGGTCCTTGCGGTTGGTTTTTGCACAGTAGAAAAACCTGGCTGCGCTTCCGGCGTCGGCGTGGAAGGCGCCGGCCACGCGTTCGCGCATGCCGGAGTACTTCACCGGCCCGCTGAAACCGTTGGCCGTTGGCTCGGACCCCTTGACCGGCGCACTCGCACCGGCCTCGGCAGGGAAGAGCGCCACTACCTCGGCACTTCCATCGTGGATTAGGTTGGCTGGCCAGCGGCCGGACGCCGCCGACCCTCCGCCCTGGCGCATGTCGGTAGCGCCGCGACTCTCGATCGATCGAGTGCCGCCGTGCCCACGATCACCGGAGCAGTTGCGGGCGTAAGCGGCGTCGGTCGCCCCGATGCGGCAGGCATCTATGTGGATCGCTCCGGTGCCGTGTTCAAGAACGTTCGTCGCCACGGTGCCGATTAGTGGCTTGCGCGCCACGGTGACGGGCTCAAGCGCCGGTTTAAGCGCGGTGCCCCAGCCATCATGCTCCCCGGTCAAATTGTGCGACTTGGGGAAGCCTGAGCCATAAACCCAGGCGATCATGTCGCGAATCTCGAAGCCAGCGTCCTCGATTCGGACAGCCATTCGATGCTGGGTTCGGGTACCGGCGAACGCCAGCAGGTGGCCACCAGGCTTGAGCACTCGCAGGCATTCCACCCAGATATCAACGCTGGGCACGTCATAGTCCCAGCGTTTGCCCATGAAGCTCAGGCCGTAGGGAGGGTCGGTGACAATGCTATCGATCGAGTTTTCGGGCATGGCTCGCATCGCCTCGATACAGTCGCCAAGGTGAAGCGTGTACGTCATGGCAGGCTCCAGGCTTGCAGGCGCCGCCCTCGCCGGGGAGGCGTTATCGTTGAATAGGGGAAGGCGCTGGCGGGCAGCGCTATATGCGTGGCTCAGCGAGGCGATGGTATGCTTCGCCAAATCATGAGCAGGGAGGCCTGATAGTGGCCCAAAAAAAATATTCGAAAGGATGGTTCTGGGCTGGCTATGCAATGGTCTTTTCGGCGGGAATCGTGGCGGTTGGAGCCTCTGGCCCAGTGGCTTTTTTGTGTTTAGTCGTCGCGGTTGTTGGGATCATTATCATTAGCCAGAACTTCGAGAACTACTTGAACTGCGACAAGGGCTGCTACTCACAGCATGAGCATGAGAAGTACTGCCTTAAGCCTGAGGACAAAGACCAGGTTTGAGGCGCTGGCGGTCATCGCCGGAGGGGCAGGTAGCTTGGCGTGGGTTGAATAAATTCAACTTCCAACCTGCACCGCACCGTTGAGCACGTCGAAGGTTTCGTACACTACCAAGCCGCCCTCAGTTGCCGCGCCTTTGTTGTCGATTACGTAGGCCCCGGCCTTGAAGTAAAACGGCAGTTTTTTCCACGTCGAGCTCACTGCTAAAACGCTGCGCAGCTCGTCGAGAGAAACACTCAGTTCCCCGAGCTCGTCGACCTGCACGCTGTAGTCGAAGGTCTGGCCCAGCGGGACCGCTTTTTCAATCAGCGTTCGAGCGCTCCCGAGCGGCACATTGCGCGACTCGATTCGCACCGATCCGCTCCACCAGGTCACCATGAGGAATGGGTTAGGCGAGTTGACCGCATGAATCTGTCCGATGATGACCTTGCCGCTCGATGGTGCGGCTTCAACTCGTACCCGGCCTGCCATGGAGTGCTTTGCGCTCCCCGGCGCCCAGTTGAATGAGGTAGCGGAGTCAGGCAGCGTTTGCCGGCCCTCAGTGCGCGGGTACTTGGAGCTTCCAGTTGCGTCGTCTTGGACTGAACACCAGTAGTTGGTGTGCCCGTTCTGGTCTATCCAGAGGCGATCTGCTGGCGCCTCGTCTGGATACAGATACACCTTGCCGTTCGCTGTGATGTTGCCGAAGGTCTTCATGGCTTTCTCCATGCATGCGCCGCCCTCGCGTAGGAGGCGTACTCTGTTAAAGTATGTAGTTAGATTGCGGGTGGAAGGTTTGCGAGGGATGTATGAGTAGATCGGACTCGATCATGTTGGCGGTAATTGGGATAGGTCTTTTTACGGCAGGCTTAGTTTGGCGTCCTGTGGCAGGGGGAGGCGACGGTATAAAGTATTTTTTAGAGTGTGCTAGTTATATTGCAACGACTATGGCTGCAATTGCTGCAACTATTGCTCTGAGAGCATGGAGAGATCAGTTCAAACATACTGAGCGCTTTAAGCATTTGAGTGAGTTGAAGGAGGCTGCAAATGATTTAAGTGCTTTCACTGCGTACCTTGATGATTATTACAGCGCTTGCTCCAACATCGATCAGGCTGAAGGGGCGCTCGTATGGAAGCATTCAGCTGAGCAAACTCTAGCTAAATGGCACAGCGCGCTTGATAGATATAGACGGGTATGGACAACTGCAAGAATTTTCTTGACTGAAGCTGAGTTGGATAGCTTTTCGGGGAAGCCTGAAGATTTTGATGAGCTTTATCTCAGGGCTTCAGTTAGTTTGCCCGCTTCTTTTGTTAGTCGCAATGGTTCGCAAATGCTAACCCAGCTCATAGAGTGCTATCAGGAATTTCATCAAGAAAGCTGGGCTCTTTACAAATCCACCCTAAAACAAACTGAAGAGCTGCTTAGAAAAAGCCGATAGTATTTGTTCAGGGTATTTATATCTCTGACTAACGTGCGCGGAATCCCGGAGTTAGACTAGATTTGTAGGAAAAATCAGGCCGGTATCGTCCGGGTCGTCGCCCAGCAGCAAATCAGGCGCTCGCAGCTCGCGACCAATGCGAAACTGGTCGAGCCGCCGCGCCACAAAATCCGATACAACGATTTCGTGGCGCGGAGCACTGAGGAAGTGGCTGGCCGCTTCAGGCCCTAATTCATGGATGCGGTGGATCAGCAGGGTCATGGCCTCGCCGTTTTCCTCGACTTCGGCCCACTGCATGATCTCGGCCAGGGCCTGGCGGGTTCCAGCGCGGGCTTTCATGCGCAGATCTTCGATCCCGGCCTTGGCTTCCTTCTCCTTGCGCTTATCGTCACGCTGCTTCGACGTCAGAGCCATCATCGCCTCCATTGCGCACAAAGTTGTTGCCCTGCCCGATGTCGAGCAGGTCGCACACCCGGTTGATGATCTTGAGCGCGGCGTCGAACACCTTGGCGTCGTCCGGCTCGCGGGCCAGGCGCTTCATGTTCGGCTGGTGCTCCAGGCAGACCTTGTCGACCAGGCGACGGGCCAGCCTGCGTAGGTGGTCGGCGCTGTCGTGAAAGCGCAGGCTCAGCGCGAAAGCCATGGCCACATCATCAGGCCGGTATTGGCCACCGCTGCGGGTGATGTACAGCTTCTTCACCGGACGATTCATCCAGGCGGGCAGGGTCACTACTCCAGAGGGTGCTTTCTGCATTTCGGTGCTCCGTGAGGCCGCTGGGCTGCAGGTGGAACTGTTCTTGCCGCCGGCGCTGGCGGACCAGGTTGTTGATGCGCTTCATTTCCTGACGCGCACCCGCGGGAAGTTGATGTCGTTGCGCTCGATGATGTTCACCAGCGTTCCGTAATTCAGGCCCAACTGCTCGGCTACCTGGGCCCGGTGCAGGCCGGTGTCGCGCAGGGCACAGATTTGCTGGACCACCTTCAGCTCCTCGATCCGTTTCAGGTTTCGCTGGATCATGCGCTGGGCATCTCGCTTACTGTTGGCCGACTTCTTCCGCTCTGCGCGCCGAAACACGAAGTTGCCTTCCCGCGAGGCCCGGAATAGGGCCTGCTTGGAAATGCCAGTAGCCTCATGAACCTGCTGGCACGTCATGGTCTTGGCCATCTCGGCCACCTGGTCGGCGCGGGCTTTCATTTTTTCCTTGCGGGGCGATGGCGCGGCCTTTTTGGCAGGCGCCTTGGTAGCCGGCGCCGGCTGCACTTCAGGCCCTTTGCGGGGCGGCAATGGCCGGTAGGTGAATCCCTCCAGCACAACCAGCTGGCCGCCAGACGCGAAGAAGGCCGCTTTGGCGGCCTCCAGGTCGATTGATGGGTTCATGCTGCTTGGCTCCTAAGCTGTTTCTCGTATCCGTCGACCAGCAGTTTGAAATCCCACAGATCCTGCTCCAGCTGCTCGATATAGTCATCGTCGCGCTTGAACTCGCGCCACCAGAGCTGGCGGCCCACTGGCTTGAGGAGGGGGCAGTACATTCCGATGTGCCACCACTTGCGGCCAGTGATCCACATGCAGCCCTGCACCTGATCGATGACCTCGCTGGCGTCGTTGTTGATGTGGAAGGCCCGTAGCTTGTCCGGGGCCAGGAAGCACTTGTACTCACTGCCGCCGTCTTCGCCGATGAAGCCGTCAGCGCTTGCTCCGAACGCGCCGTCGTCGGTCTTGACCAGGCCGACCTGAGTAACTATGAGGCCGGTCTGGATCTCATGCTCCATCCTGGCCTCAGGCTCCAGCTCGTGACCCCGACGCATTTGCCAGGTCTCGAACCCGCCATCAAGCGGTGCACCGCCGATTCGCTCGACGGCCAGCTCGAAGGCGTAGGTGAGGGCGGCATTTGATGGCTCGCCGACCTTTTCGCCATCCAGCGCCTTCTGAACCACTTCCGCCTTTGGCGCAGCCTTGTAGCCGGCAAGATCGCGGGCCTTGGCTTCGCTATGGCCGGCGTTGATGGCGTCAACGTAGGTTCGCTGCTGGGCGGTCAACCCGTTCACCTTGGAGCGGGCAGCGCTGAACATGCTGGCGGTGATTACGCCGGCGCGGGCCTGCAGCCACTCGGGCGAGCCCTGGGTGCAATTGACGATGATCATTGGCTTGCTCCTGCTTGAGGGGCTGCGCTGAGCTGCGAGCCGCGAGTGGTAACGGCGACCTTCAATGCCTCGTAGAGGTCGGTCGCCGTCTTCTTGTCGGTGGCTTTCAGGTCTTGAGAGACCTTGACGCCTGCCTGCCAGATTGCTGTGAGCGAATCCTTGGTATCAGCGGCGTATGCCTTCGGGATCCACTCATTCATTAGTTCCCCGAGGCTTTGGGGCTGCTCACCGTCGCCGTTACCGTCGTTATCCTCATTCGTCAGCACGACGTTGAAGATCATCATCGTCAGGTAGCGCCTGGCGTAGCTGAACGTTGAGCCGTTGGCGTGCACGCCTGTCTTGTTGACGCTGCCCTTGATGCCGGTCGAGTCGATAGGCAGGTCAACGTGGTAGCGCTTGGTGTGCCCGGCCTCGTGCATGCAGTCGCAGATCGTGCGGATGTGGCCGGCCAGTGGGCTGTCGTCGGTACCGAAAGACAGCGAGAAACCGTGCATGGTGTATGTCGGGGCGATCTTCTTGTCGATCGACTCCAGGGCGGCGTAGGAGCTGTTGGTCTGGCTGTTGTACTTGTCACGAAAGACCGGGCCGATTTCGGACTGAGCTCGAACCATGGCAGCGTTGAAGGCGGCTGCTGCTGAGCGATCGGTGTATCGTTCATACATCGCCATCATGGTCTGCATCTTCTCGGCGTCGAATGACGGATCGGTTGCAGCTCGCTGCACCATGGTCAGCATGGCGGTGGCTTCAGGGGTGGCCGCAGCCGCGGCGATTTGGCGAGACTCGCGGTGCTCGGCGATAGCTGTGGCGCTCATGGCGTACCTCAGTAGGAAATGGCGATGTTCGGGATCTTGCGCTGGGCGATCAGGGTTACCGCTTGCTTGGCGCAGGCCTCAGGCATGCCCTCAGCCATAAAGGCTTCAAGGGCGGCGCGGTTAATGCTGGCTCGGTGCGCCTTGTCAGCCTCGCGGGCCTCTTGCTGGCGGAGGATCTCGGCAGCTGCGGCATCGGCACGGCGGCGTTCTTCCTGGCGAGCCTGCTCGGCTGCCTCCTCTTGCCGGCGGGCTGCCGCCTGGCGCTCTTGCTCTATCTGCTGCTCGGCGGCAACGCGGTCGGCCTCAGCCTGAACCCGGGCGCGCTCGGCTTGCTCCGCCTGGAGCTTGAGCTGCAGGCGCTGGTTCTCAGCTTCGCGCTCTTGAGCGGCGGCCTGATCGATCAGCTCCTGCTCGCGGCGGGCCGCCGCTTCGCGCTCGGCTTGCTGCTCCTGCGCCACGCGCTGGCGTTCGGCCTCAACGGCGGCTTCCTGTGCTGCGCGGATTCGGTCTTGCTCGGCGCGCTCTTCTGCTTCGCGGCGCAGCCGGGCCAGTTCGGCTTGCTCGGTTTCGAACTGCTCGCGCTTCTGGAGCGCTGCCCGCAGGGTGGAAAGCACCTTGTCCTTGGTGTTTGCCGCCTCGGCCTCGAACTCTTCCCAGTGAGCGCCAAGCTGCATGCCTTCAGCCTCGGCGATCAGGCCTTTGATGTGCAGAGAGCTCAGCTCACCAAGGTCATCGGCCAGTGTTTTCAGCCAGTTCAGACGGTCGTTGTGGCGATCGATGCGGGCGTCTTCGGCGGCCTCCCACTCGGTGAGCGGCCGGCGCGTCTCGTCCCGTAGCGCGTCCATCGTGGTCACGAACTCACGCAGCTCGGCCTCGACCACCTTCGGCATTTCCTTGAGCCGGCGCAGGTAGTCGCGACCGGGCCTCTCGACGGCCGTCTTCGATTTGCTGACCTTGGCGGCCAGGCTGGCGATGCGCTCGCGGCCCTTGCGGGTGGTCAGGTCGGGCACTTCGCCTTCGACCTCAGCCTTCACCAGGTCGATGAATTGCTTCAGGCCGCCGGCCACGTAGATGGCCGGGGCGTTCGCCTCGCTGATCTCTTCGATCGCGATCAGTTTCTGTTCTGCGGACATTGGTACACCTCGCGCCAGGCCGGCGCCGTCAGTTGGAATAAGGTAATGCCAGGTCACCCAGGCACGGAGGTACGCTCCATGCCCTGGCTGCGGTGGATGGTTGCGCGCTCTCGGCCGCTTACGCTCCCGCATGGGGTACGGTTATCCCGAAGGGCCGCCGTGCTCGGCTACGTGATTCAGGAAGTGATGCTGCCGGCTAGGGCGCTGGCGAGCATGAAGAAGGTGCAGGCGAAGAGCATGGAGAAGGAGCCGCGCCAAGCCGCGATGCGGCGGGCCCGCTGGTAGGAGGTCACGCCCGAACCTCGTAGCCGACCGTCCATTCTCCGCAGATACAGGCCCGGCACTTCCAAGCCTGCGGGTTCTCGATGCTGGCCAGCGCCGCCTCATTCACCGCTGCGGCGAACGTCGGGCCCTTGAACAGCATCAGCACCCGGTCGGCCGGCATAGCCTGAGCCTCTGGCAGTTCGGCGATCTGCTCGTCGATGAGCGTGGTGATCAATGGCGTAGTCATGCAACCTCCTTGCGCCCATCAACGATCTTGTTGAGGCGCCCGCAGTAGTGGTTGAACTCGTCGATGGTGATGCGCTGATCGGCCATCATTTCGGTGAGCTGCTTCTGGATCATCACGGACCAGCTGACCGGGGTTGATGGGTCGGCCAGGGCATCCAGTTCGTTGTCGAGCAGGACGTGCGGGCTCATGGCTCATTGGCCTGATCGGCGTCGTGCTGAACGCCTTGCTCGGCATAGCCTTCGAGCATCGACTCGGCGATCTCGAAGAGCTTTCCGCCGACGTGGTCGCTAGGGCCGAGGATGTCAGGGACCATGCTCTTCACCGGGCCACCGGCCTGCGCCTGGAGCAGGAGGAGGGCCAGGGCGTTGAGATCGTCCTTCTCAGCTTCTTGCAGAGCGCGGAGATGCTCGGCCAGCTTGGCTACGAACTGGTCCTGGCGGACGCCAACCGGTCCACCAAAGCGCTGCGGGATCAGAACATCGCAGCCGCCGACCAGCTCCTCGGCCTTACTCTCGATCCAGTTTTGCGCCGCTTCCTGATACGCCGAGTCGTCTTCCGGCTCAGCATGGTCGTACCGCCATTGTGCTGCTCGAAGTGCGCCCATGGCGTCCTCCTGGTGGTTGTGCAACCGCATTGGCCAGGAGCCAGGCGCGGGTGACCAAACCCACCGTGAAAGGTGGCCTGGCGCCTGCCAATGCGGTCGATGTGAAGGGAGAGGGGTAGTGCGGACTACGACGCGGCCCGCTATCGCTTGAGGAATTACGCGGCGGTCAGGGTGCGCTCGCCGAAAACGTCGTAGAACTTGCCTTCGGAGATGAAGTTGACAGGATTTCCATTCGCCAGAGCGTACGACTTAAGGCCTTTGGTGCTTCGAGTGCCCTTCAAGGTCGGGGTGAGGATTTCATCCTCATAGACGTTCACTGTGTGGCGATAGCCCGACGAATCGGTCACCAACACTGAGTTGATGAGATGAGTTCTTTTCATTGCTTCTCCTTGGAATGTTGGATGCATCGGTGGCCACTCTCCGGGGCAAACCGGGTGTCGGGACGCCTCACCATGCGGCGAGACGCTATCCACGCTCAAAATTCGCGGCGATCAACTCGCGTTAAGAGTGGCCACCGATGAAGCCTGCGATGGGGAGCAGGGGATCGGGCAGTTAACGACAGGCTGTCGTGGCGCTGGTTGTTCAGTTGAACGGCTTGCGACAGTCAGCGCAGAACACCCTACCCGTGCCGCTGTGGCCAAGCTTCGTTTCGTGCTTGCAGCGCTGGCGTTGGGCTTGCAGTGCCAGCTCATAGGTGAGAAACCAATCACCCTTGGTGGCGACCTGTTCAGGACTGCCAATTGCGGCCTCTACCGGCTTGTTGGCGCTGTTGAGTATCCAGGCCATCGTCTTGCCCTCCAGGGCGGTTGATTTCCCAGATGCCACTCATGGAATGGCACCTGGTGAAATCCCGGCCTCGCTACTGGCGACAGGCCGGGGCATTGCGTCAGCGGTGATTCCCTCTGCGCTAGGGTGGCGCCGCGTATGCCGCTGCTGGTTGCAGCTCAGCGGTTCGTCGTGGTTGCGGGCTTCGAGCTTCCTCCTCGCGGCGTCAATCAGCATCTGTCCGCCGCGTATCACAGGTCCTTACAACATGCACGCTGCAGCTCTGGTGCCCTGATTGGATGGGGCAGGGTGCATGAGGTCCGGCGCCCCTCAATGCCGAAGCTCGGGGCGCTAATTCAAAACGGTGTCTCTCCCTTCTGCCGCTGGGATTCGCGGGGCGCATTGCGTGCCAGGTCATTCACACGGTTAAGGCATTTCGCCTTCGTCAGCCGTACAGGGCTCTCCCTGTCGTGGGCAGCCTTTCGGGGCTGTCTGGCGCCGGTCGCCGGTAGAGGCAATGCGGTCTGTTCACCAGTTCCAGAGCTGGCATGGGGATCGAATTTATTGCTCGCGCTGTGCCGTTGCCGGGATCGATCCGCGAGGTTCCCATCAATGTGAAAGAGCGGCGACCGGTGAGGGCCTCTGCAGTCCCTGGTTAGTGACTGCTTGAGGTGAAATTTAGAAAACTAAACAGATTTGGTCAAGGCCTATTTTTAGAAAACTTAACTTTCGTGACGCGAGCGGTTTAGGTGGGCGCAAAAAAGCCCGCTCAGTGGCGGGCTTTAAGAGGCTGGCGCCATGCGGCACCGATGGATGAGTAAGCCTGAGATCGCGGGCTTACAGGGTCAGTCCAGAAGGGGTGGGAACTTGCCGCTTACGGTATCTCGATAGTCGACTGTGGCATAGATGCTGTGCTCGCTGGAGAGCCGCTTTACGGCAGCCTTGGCCTCGTCCTTGGTTAAGAAGGGGCCCGCGCCGATGTTGGAGCCCTCCATCGGTACGACTGGCAGGCCAAGAGCGATAACGGCCTGCTCGGATCTGCTGCGATCTTCATCTGGGCGACAAGGAATGGACGCTACCCAGCCCTGTTTCAGTTTTGCCACTGGAACAGCTTCTACGGCCTCCCCACAGAATCGGCATTTGGTCGCTGCAGTTTTTATCAACTCAGCGCAAGCGGGGCACGGGCGGGTGTCACTGCTCGCCTCAGCAGGGGCTTGGGCCCCGCTTTTGCGAGCCATCAGAATCCCTACGATCAGGAGAATGCCTCCGATGATCGTGTAGTTTTGCCGCTCAGCCATGAGCCCAAGATTGTTTACGCGCCCCATCCCTGCGGGCACTGAAACGTCCATTACTAAGGCGCCGATAAGCATCAGGGCGCCGATGGCCACCGCAATAATTCCGAAAGCTCGCATTGCTGTCCTCCATGAGTAGATAAGCGATCCTAACACTGCGGCTATCCGCTATCACACCGGCATGAAAAAGCCCGCCGAGGCGGGCTTATAAGTCCTACTTATCGTCAACGCCTGAAATCTCTAGCCAGTGAAACTAGGTCAAGAACGGCATATCTATCACTCGCCTTGACAGGATAAGTTGAATATACGTAATCGATGAATGAGTTAAAGTACATCGATTTTGTCTTTTCGATTACCGCATCCAGTATTTCTTCGTCTCTTTCGGAAAGATTGATGTCTCGCGTATCTCCACAAAACTCTACTAAATGCTTAGAAGAGCCGAAGTGGTTTTCTTGATGGAGGATATTAAAGGCTCGACTGCCTTTTGCAGAGTCAACAACATCATCGACGTATGGGCCGTAATGATTAAATACCCATTGAATATCCGTGAGCTGCTCTTCATCCAGTAAGGCTGAAAACCAGTCGGCCAGATAGACAAGCTTTGTAAGTCTTGCTTTGGAAAGCTCATGCTTGTAAGGGTAGTTGTGACAGAGGTAAGCCACTATGTTTTGAAGTCTGTTCATTTGGCACCTCCTTTTTTGAAGTCTTTAAGGAAATCTTTTTCTACAGAATCCGGCGCGGTTTTGATGTGCGCCTCTCTGTTTAGCTCTAAGCCATCGCGCAGAAATTTTGAATGAATTCCCTGGTATTCAGAGCAGTACGCGAGAATATGTGTTTCAATGCATTTCTCTGCAGCATTTAGAAACTCCTCATTGGTGCTTTCAAATACGATTACCCCTGTATGAGAGTCAGCGTCAGAAATGGCTACCGCCACGTACCTACAGCTCTTCATGGCGAATCCTAAAACTTGAGCCCTCTTAAAGCCATAGGTCTTGTCCATGTATTCAAGGTATTCTGCCTCTTTTTGGAAAGCCGGGCAATGCCTTTCTATGTGCTGCTGATGCTGCCACGCCTGGCCAATGACCCCCTGATTGAGTGCGAATTTCTGCCGATGGGACTCTGCATAGACCGGGTTTTTTGAGTGTCGGGCTAGAAGGTAGAAGTCACGCCCATGCTCATAGTAAATGGACACTCGCTCATGGGTGGTAAGGCCGAGGCTTTTGTAGGCGGCTTTCAGATGTGTTGTAACCAGCTCTGTATGCAAAAGTCTAAGTGATGACTTTAAAGACTCAATGGTCTCTTGGTAGCCGTTCACTTCGTTGTTTAAGACGGGGATTGAATTGTTTTCTCGCTTCAGAGAATCGATGGTGGAGCGAAGCGAATTCGAATCCAAGTAGTTTCCGATGCCTCCGACTACCGAAATGATTGTTCCGATAATCATCCATGCGACGGGGTATTGGATAATAACCCCGGTCGTAGCCCAGAACCCAGTTACCTTGTTTAGCTCTTCCTCAAGCGTAAAGCCACTTGCAAAGGCGCCGCCGAAAGCTAAAAAAACCGTTCCAATAACTGTTAGGGCGATGTACAGGCTACTATTTAGTTTCGCTCCAAGCCGGCCCAGAAGATTTCCTTCGCCAGCAAAGCCAAAATTTTTAAAAAAACCTTTTGCCATAATATTAAATTCTTTTGGTCTGGTGGTTCGGGTTGCCAGTGGCGTCTTTTCCCGGCTTTAAAGCAGCACTGAATACCAAAACACCTTGCCCAACACGATGATGTTTTTCTCGGTCAGATCGTCGGCCGTATATTCTTCGTCTGGGTGCTCGTCTTGGTTGAAGCTACGAAAGCGCAAGCCGCCCCCAGGCATTCGATACAATGTCTTCACGCGCAGCTCGCCGCCGTGGTCGACTGCGTACATCTTCCCGTCCTTCACCGCGATCGATGACCTGTCGACTCCGACAGTACTGCCGTCCGGCAGAACCGGCTCCATGCTGTTGCCGTGCACAGTCACGCACACGGCCTGGTCAAACTGCACGCCCTGGTTGCGCAGGGTCTGCTTGCCGAAGCGGAGCTTTCTGCTGCTCGACTTCTCGATCACGGTACGTCCCGATCCTGCGGACAGTTCAACTTCCTTGAGGAACGGCACGTATACCTCGTCATCGTCCAGCGGTGTGTCGTCGTCCCAAACAGAGATCGGGCCGAGCATGGTGGCATTGGCTTTGGCAGGCGGCTCCAGCTCTGGCGAGCCCTTCCCGTCAGACAGCCATTCAGGGCTGCACTTAAGAGCCTTTGCAAGAGACAGCAAATTCTTCCCCTTCGCGCCATTGGTCCCATTCACCCAGAAGGTGACGGTGGCCTTTGACACGCCGGTGGCTTCGCTGATGTCGGTCGCACGCAGGCCCAGGGCCTCCATGCGAGATTTGAGTCGGTCTTTGAATTCCATATTTAGGATTCTAAACATTCGTGTGTTTAGATAACTTGCCTTGTGCTGTTTATTTTTCTAAACTCTCCGAAGACACCGGAGAAACACCCATGACCTACGACGAAGCCCTGAATCACTTCGGCACCGGCCGCGCAATCGGAGACGCCCTTGGCGTTACCAGCAGCCGCGTCTCTCAGTGCCGTGCGACTGGCGGGTTCTCCTACCCCATGCAGTGCGTTTTGGAGAAGGAGTCGAGCGGCGCGCTGATTGCCAAGCGCGAAGACGATCCCGCCAGTGCGCTGAAGAATTCCGCCGCATAACCATTTCATAGCCGCAAGGAGCCACCCGAGCATGTACACAGACCCCAGTCACCGCAGGGACAACGTCCACAAGGTGCGACTCAACCATTACAGCGATTTCCGGCTGCGCCGGCTCGCACAGTCGCTCGGCCTGCAGCCAGCAGTGCTTGGTCGAGAACTGGTGGATTTGGGCGCAGAGCTGTTGGGCGATCCAGACATCGTGAGTCTCGCGGCGACTCTCAAGTGTTCAACAACTGCCCTGGTTCAACAGCTTGTTAGCCAGGGCGCGCAGGAGCTGAAGGCCCTGCTCGACGAAAAGGGTACCAAACGTCTGAGGGCCTAATGAGGAGGAAGGTGGCATGACGAGTGCCGTAACGGGTCTTGATCCGGGAGAAGTAGAACGGGTCATCCCGGAATCTCTGAGGGAACTGATCAGGGAGGCAGCGCGCCGATCAGCACCAAAGGTGCGACAGGCAATGAGTGAGAAGGGGCAGGCGACGATTGCTCGCCTCCCGTACAGACCGAGGGACTCATAAGGGACAGAAAAACAATCAGGCACAAAAAAGCCGGGATTGCGCCCCGGCTCTCTGCATCACATAAAACTTCTGAGGTGAATTATGCATCTGCAGGACATCAGTATACAAGCCCCATCAAATCGCGCGCCACAAAACGTGGGTCGCGATTTCGTGGCGCGGATGTCGTCGCGGGAGATCGCCGACCTGGTCGGTTCTCGCCATGACAAGGTAAAGCAGTCGATTGAGCGGCTGGCCACTCCAAAGAAAGGCGCAGCAACTGGCGTTATCGATCTTCCCCCGCTGGGGGAATACCGCGATTCGCTTGGGCGAAAGGCCGCCGAGTACATGGTCTGCAAGCGCGACAGCTTCGTTGTTGTCGCCCAGTTGTGCCCGGAGTTTACCGCAGCGCTGGTCGACCGCTGGCAGGAGCTGGAAGGCCTGGTGGTCGCCACGCTGCCCGACTTCACCAACCCGGCGGCCGCCGCTCGCGCCTGGGCTGACCAGGTAGAGCAGAAGCAGGCCGCCGAGCAGGCCCGCTTGCTGCTGACCGTCGAAGTCCAGGCCCAGGCCAAGAAGATCGATCACCTGGAGAACCTGTTCAAGGAAGGCATGACCCCGACCCAGTTCTGCAAGGGCCTCAATGGGGTCAATGTCATGCAGGTCGGGCACTTCCTCGAAGGCCGCAGCTGGCTCTACAACGAAAGCAAGTCCGGTACCCGCTGGCGCGTGGCCGCCTACGCTCGCGACAAGTACATGACCGAGCATCAGCAGCAGATCAGCCCGCACGGCAAAGACCCATTCATCGCCTTCACTCCTGCGCTGCTGCGCAAGGGCGCCGTTCGCCTGTACGAGCTGTACCTGTCCGGGCAGATGCCCATGAAGAAGAACTGGGACGGTCTGCACACCCACGACAAGGCCGTGCGGGGTGCAGCATGAGAAGCCGTGAGCAAGACCGCCAGCAGTGGCAAGACCCCGACTTCAACAAGTGGTTGGATGACGCCATTTCCGACGCCGGCCATACCGTTTGGGATGCGATTCCAGATGTAGGATCGGCCTGGAACGGCTGGGATGCCGCAAAGGCGGCACTCGGTTACTACTGCCCAGCCTGTAACGGGTCTGGAGAAGAAATCCACGTCACCTATCACGGCCCTGATTCGTCTGAGCGCCTCGGCCACTGCACCGCCTGCAACGGCGATGGGAGAACCTCTGCAGCACTTGCCGTCGCGAGTGAGCGTCTCGTCAGCGAAACCTCGCACCGTGGCGATCTTCAAGCGAAGGTCTGGGGCCTTCAGGCGGAGATCGACAAGCTCAAGGCCGAGAACGAGGCGCTACGAACAGACAAGGACCGCATCGATGCTCTTGAGGCCAATGGCTGGGACATCCGCAACTCCAGCAGCCCCATCGCTGACACCGGCGACTACAGCAACGCCATCGAGATCGTTGGCCGCTGGATGGACAAGCCGCATGAGCGCGTGATCGGGGAGAACTACAGCGAGAACCTGCGAGCTGCTCTCGATCAGGCGATGTCGGCTGACGCTTATCCACCAGCACGCCCAGAGTACGATTTTTGCGAGGGCGCCCTGCACAACGGGAACAGGGCGCGGCGCCGGGCTGAAGCCTTGGGCATCGACTACGACGCTGCCATGGCTAAGGGGCGTGCCCAGTGAGCATGGAACTGATGGTCAAGGCCATGAAGACCAAGGTCGGCAATCCACTGCGCAAGCTGGTGCTCATCAAGCTGGCCGACAACGCAAACGACATGGGCGAGTGCTGGCCGTCGTACCAGCATATCGCAGACCAGTGCGAAATCGGCCGCTCTACCGTCAAGGTTCACATCCGTGAGCTGGAGAAATCCGGCCTGCTGCGTCGTGAGTTTCGCCGCAAGGGAGAGCTGAACCAGTCAAACGTGTTTCACCTGGCTCTGGAGGGTGGGGCAGCTCCTGCCCTAGGGGGTGGGGCAGCAGATAACCCACCTGGGGCAGGAGATAACCCAGGGGGTGGGGCAGGAGCTGCCCCCAGAACCAGTCACTCTTCTGAACCAGTCAAGGAACCGGTAAAGCCTAAGGTTGCTGACGCTCCAGACTCGGTCGCTTTCGATCAGTTCTGGGCGCTCTACCCGCGCAAGGTCGGCAAGTCCGCCGCTGAGAAGGCCTGGGCGAAGATCAAGGTCACCGCTGACCTGTTCGACCTGATGGCCAAGGCCTTGGCTACCTGGACCGTATCGACCGACTGGACCAAGGACGGCGGCCAGTTCATCCCGCACGCATCCACCTGGCTGAACGGCAAGCGCTGGGAAGACGAACTGCCACAGCCGGCAGGCGCCGCCCCGTTCGCATCCCGCCGCGCGGCCAGCGGTCCCGACTTCAACGACACCAGTTGGGCTGATGACCTGGGGGGCTTATGACCGCACAACCGAAACTGCGCAGCGTGACGCAGATTATGGCCATGGCCCGCAACCTGCCCGCCGAGGTGCACGCCCCGGCCAAGCAGCTGGACCCAGGCACCACCGAAGTGGTCAACGCCCTGTTCAAGGAGCTGCAGGCCATCTTCCCGGCGTGGAAGCAGGCTTGGCCGGATGACGAGGCGCTGAAGGCTGCCAAGCGCAGCTGGATCAAGTCCTTCGTCGCCGCGCGCATCAACACGCTCGAGCAGATCCGCTTCGGCATCCAGAAGTGCCGGGTGCTGGGTACCGACTTCGCCCCGAGCAGTGGCAAGTTCATCAATCTGTGCCAGCCGACCCCGGAAGAGATGGGCATACCGCCGCTTGCGCGGGCTCTGGCAGAGGCGCTGGAGAACTTCCACCCCAGCAGAGCAGGGTCACGCGTTTGGACGCACGCAGCGGTGCGCCACGCGGCCCTGCAATGCGAGGCGCAGAACCTGGGATCGATGGAGGTGGAGCGGGCCGAGAAGGTATTCGCCCGGGCCTACGACATCACGATCCGCATGCTGGTGGCCGGCGAGCCACTGGGCGACATCGCCACGGGCATCGGCCACGACAGCCAGAAGAGCCTGGTCGAGTTGGCCGACGAGTACGCCAGCCAGCGGCAGGCCAGGCTGCTGGACCTGCAGCAGATCCCATCGAGCGCCGCCGCATGCCGTGCACACCTGCTGGCCAAATTGAACATCAAAAGCGCCGGGCAGCCGGCCGGGGAGGGTGTGTGATGGCCACTCCGCATTGGGATGACGCACCCAGCTGGGCGAATTGGCTGGCTCAGGACGAAGAGGGTGACTGGCACTGGTTTGAAGCCGAGCCAGTGGCAGGCAGCTGCCGGAGCAAGCTTGGATTCTGGCGTCGGGTTGAGGGCCGCTGCAATTGGGCACGGAAAACGCCGTGCTATCGGCAGTGGCACGAAACGCTCACCGACCGACCACCTCAGCGGGAGAAGCACTGATGGATACCAACAAGATGCGTGAGCAGTTCGAGGCTCAATTTATCGAGGAGTACGTCAGGGTTCTCGGTGAAGGCGCGCGCGAACTCGCAGCTCATACTCTCGCAGCAAATCCGCCGCTGGTGAGCATGTCCTGGTGGGCCTGGCAGGCCTCACGCGAGTCCGTGATGGTTCAGATGCCGAACCTTGCAAGCGACGCCTACCGCGAGGAGTTCGACGACGTGGAGGGAGGCAGCTTCAACGAGGCGACCTACATCCGCGACGTGCGCAAGGCGATCGAGGCCCAAGGCCTGCGGGTGGCGCCATGACCATCGACAAGAAAAAGCTCCAGCCCCTGCTGTGGTCTGTGGTTGCCTCCTGGCGGGCAGGCGACGCCGAATTGCAGCGACACACCGACGCGCTGGACCTGTTCCTCGGCGAGATGACCATGGAGGAAGTAGCGCTGGGGCTGCTGGCAGAGATCGACCAGTTGGCTGCTCAGATGCGCGTGGCGGGCACTCAGCTGCAGGAGGTGGCCCATGGTTGACCTCAACTCGATGTTTCAGGCCGCCAGGTCCGCTGCGATGCGCGGCGGCATGGATGGCTGGGGCCAGGTCGGCGGACTGCCGGGCCAGATCCGGTATCACGAGCCTGTGGATTCGAAGTCGCGCCGCCGCTGCGGCTGTGGTTGCCGCCAGCGCGCCACTCACCGTGGCATGGCCAATGGCGTGTGCCTGACGATGGGTTGCGACCTGTCCATGCGCCGCTGGGTGAGGGAGGCGAATCATGGCTGAGAAGATCAGCGTTAACTGCCAGGCCAAGCTGTCCGAGGCCGTTACCATGCTCACCGGCATGTTCCGCGAGAAGAAATTTGTTGTGGTGACCATGCGCCCGGGCAAGGATCGGACCTTGGATCAAAACGCATTGTGGTTCGCGTTCTACAAGCGCATCTCCGAGATGACCCAGATCGGCGACGCCTCGGAGGCCCGCAAGTACTGCAAGCTGCACCATGGGGTGCAGATCCTGCTGAACGAGGATCAGGACTTCCAGCAGGCCTGGTATCGCGTCATGCGCCACCTGTCCTACGAGGAGAAGCTGGACATGATGGGCGACTGCAAGCTGTTCGGCCCGGACGGTATGCCGGTGACCAGCCTGTTCAATCGCGCCCAGGGCATCGCCTACACCGAGCGCGTGGTCGCGGACTTCTCGGCCCGTGGCGTGGTGTTCAGCGATTTGCTGGGGGAGGAGGCCGCGTGAGGGTAGCGCTCAAGGAAGTGAAGCAGAAGACCTGCAAGGCCTGCGGGGAGAAGTTCCGGCCATCGCTGTCGACGCAAAAGGCCTGCGGCGTGCAGTGCGCCCTGGCATTGGCCAAGAAGCCCGAGAACCAGGCTGTGGCCCGCAAGGCGATTGCCCAGCGCGAGCGTCGCGAGATCCAGGTGCGCAAGCAGAAGCTCAAGAGCCGGGCCGACTACGTGCGCGAGGCCCAGGCGGTGTTCAACCAGTGGGTCCGCCTGCGCGATGAAGCACAGCCATGCATCAGCTGCGGTCGGCACCACCAAGGAAAGTACGACGCCGGTCATTATCGCACCGTTGGCGGCAATCCAGAGCTGCGCTTCGAGCCGCTCAACTGCCACAAGCAATGCGTGCCCTGTAACCAGCACAAGTCGGGAGACATCGTGAACTACCGAATCAGCCTGGTGCAGCGCATTGGCGCCGACAAGGTGGCCTGGTTGGAAGGGCCTCATCAGGCCCAGCACTACACCATCGACGACCTCAAGGCCATCAAGGCCGAGTATCGCGACAAGATCAAGCAGCTGAAGGAGAAGGCAGCATGAACTGGACACCAACCGACAGCGGCCAGCTGCTCATCCTGGCAATGGTCATCTTCGCCAGCTACGCGATCGCACGTGGCGCAGCCATCAAGGCCAAGCGTAAGCGCGAGGAGGGCGGTCCATGCAACTGAACAGCGCGCGTCAGGCATGGCACGACTGCCTGTATACCGCCTGGGACAGCCAGGGATCGTTCATTGAGCAGCTGGGGCTGCTTGGAACCATGGTGCAGGCCACCGAGAAGCAGCGTAAGGCGAGCCACGCTGTGCACCAGGCACTGGCCGGCGGTGTGCAGGCGGCGATCTTCAAGCTGCCCACCCAACTGCGCTCATTCGGCAACTTCATGTACGCGCCGCGTTGCAGCGATGACGAGCGTGAGGTGGTGGAGGAGGCGGTATTCGATCTGGCCATGGCCAGGTCCGGCCGCATGACCGCGGCAAAGCGCGAGCGCTGCGAGTATGTGGCCAAGGGCGTGATGTTTCGGTACCGCCGCATGCACCAGGGCGGGCAGTCTTCGGCACAGGATCCGTTCGAAAGCCCGGAGTGGTTCAAGCGCTGGATCGACGACGTCTACGGCGTGACGCTGCCATCCTGCGCTTGGGCACGTGACTGGGAGCCGTTCGTGCAGATCTGCTTTGAGGTTTGCGAGGATCTGGACAAGGAGGCTCTGTCGCCTGTGGCAGCCGCAATTTACAAAATGAAGGAGGCCGCTTGAGGGCCTATTGCGTTCCCGCACGCGTAGTGGCACTATTTGTCCAATGTTAGAGTTTTGCCTACGGCAAACATCACCAAGAAGCCCGGCTTAGAGCTGGGCTTTTTTGTGCGCGCAAGAAACACAACTGCAGCCAGGGCAGCCCTCGCGGGATCACCTGGACACTGCTTGCCGGTAGTGTGGTGTCACGGAAAAACACCGGCAGCTCGCGCATCCATTCCCTCACTGTGCTGATGGGTGGCGCGTGGCTCAACAGACGAGACCAGTGCAATGGGGTGCTGGCGTCTGTAGGGCCTTTGGCGGGCGGCGTGGGAAGACACGCAAACTTGCCGTCATAGCTCAGTTGGTAGAGCAGCTGACTTGTAATCAGCGGGTCGTGGGTTCGAAGCCTGCTGGCGGCACCACATCTTTGCGGTGCCCGGTCCCTCAATAGGGCCTCATCCGGGCCATTTCACTAGGGACCATTCATGGCCGAACCAGCAAGCACGACTGCCGGCGTCCTGCTGGTGAAGTACGGCGTGATCATTGGCGGCTTCGCAGGAGCGATCCTCTCGCTGACCTTTCTGCGAGGACTCACCAGAGGCCAGGCTTTCGCAGCCTTCTTCACCGGCTTCACCTCGGCAGTGTTTTGCACCCCGCTGGCCATCAGCTTCTTCAAGCTTGAGCCGGGCGGAGAAACCCAATACGGCGTGGCCTTCCTGATAGGCCTTCTGGCAATGAACATCATCCCGGTACTGAAGTCGGTCGTGGGGGCGTTCGGAGCCAAAGGAGCTACCTGATGAGCTCGACCCTAGTTTCAATCCTGGTCGGCGCCAATGCCTTCCTGAGCGTGCTGGTGGTTATCGCCGCCTGCGACTACCTGCGTCGGATCAGGCCAATTGATGAGCCGCTGCTGGCGGTGGCGTTCTACCTGGTCGCCATCGGTGCATTCGGCGCGTTCGTCCTGGCCATGAACGGCCATGTGCCGACCATCTTCGGTGTGATCCTCAAGCTGGGGATCGTCCTGTATGCGGTCGCCCGGCGTGGCTATGCGTTCGAGCCAGGGTAGGGCGCCACAAATTTGATAGGCGCCGTTTCGTGGCGCGACAAACTGAGGATTACCCATGGACAACCAGCACAAGAAGATCACCGGCTACCGCGACCTCACCCAGAGCGAGATCGACGGAATGAACTCGATCAAGGCCCTGGAGGCCGACGCCGGCGAGCTGTTCAAGAAGATTGGCCAGATCGAGGGCGTGGATCAGCGCACCCTGGCGCTGGCCAAGACCAGTCTGCAGCAGGGCTTCATGTGGTTTGTGCGCTCGATCGCCAAGCCAGCCGACCCCTTCGCCTGATAGCACTGCCCTGAACGAGGCCTGTATGAGCAACGTGACCCGACTTCGCCACGTCCTGCCGCTACCGTCCGATGTGGTGGTTGCTACCAATGCGCTCGACACGGCGCTGATCAGGGCGATCGATGCAGCCAAGGAAGCAGGGCTGCCTCAGGGCCTGCTTGCCGCCATTCTTCACGCACACGCCCATGCTGAGACGCACAAGATGGTGTCCTCGTGAAGGTCGTCGAGTTTCAGCGGGAGGGATGGCGCGACACGGTCAAGGCGCTACGCAAGATCGCCGACGACCTGGAGCAGGGCAACATCGACCCGTGCGCGATAGGCGCGGTCGCACTGCGCTCTCCCGCAGGGAAGGTGACGGCTTTCGGCATCGGGCCGGCTGCGGACGACCTGCAAGCCCTGGCGCTGTTCAGGTTGGCAGAACAGCAGCTGATTGAGGTACTGCTCGACGCGATTGACTAGTGGCATACTGCCTGTCCAACCAGGATGGGAGTGAGCTATGGTTTTTCAGCATGTTGAGCTAAGCGATCAGCGGAAAATTGAGTCTACCTCTAGCGATTGCGAGACCATTCAGACCTTTTGCGGTTACCTGCTCGATGAGCTTCGCAAGTTCTACGAGTTGTCCCACATAAAGCAGAATTACAACGTCACCTTCGCCGTGCGGGATGGACTTGTTTGCGCCATCAGCACTCCTTTTGGCAACGCCAGAGGGAGGCTGGACATCCATCTTGCGGGGGATGAATTGGCTGGTAGATACGTATTCGAGAAGAGCGTTGTCGCGGAAGATGGTAGGGACATATGGGTGCCGGTCTGGGCAATTCGCATCAGCCGTTATGGAGATGTGCGGCTCGGTGATGAGGGTGAGATTGCGATCAGCGTTACCAATGTTGGTCCTTTCAGCAACGCCATCAGCGCACCGGGTAAGTCCTTGCTGTACCGCATCGCAAGTACGCCATTGTTCAGTAAGTAATTAAAGTGTTCGCTGCCCCGCCATGTGCGGGGCTTCTTGCATCTAGGGGGCAGGATGAGCAGACCCATGCCTCCGACTGATCTGCTCGAATCCCTGTGGCTCACCCTGCAACCGGCCACCGGCGTGTGGGAATGGGTGCAGAGTGAAATCTTTGCCGATACCGGCAGCATCCACAATCCGGAGCACGCCCACCTCATCGACGCCAACATCGGCGTGCTGTGGGCATCGTCCGGGTTCGCGAAGCAGGGGCGGGTGGTTCTCGGCCAGGCCGAGCAGCTGATGTTCCGTGCTGGCGGATGGCAGAAGGCACGGCAAGAGCAGCAGATGCGGCAGTGGTTCGGCGAGGAGCCGACCTACCTCATCACGCTGGCTGCCGACTACTGCGCCCAGTGCACCGACGCTGAGTTCTGCGCCCTGGTCGAGCACGAGCTGTACCACATCGCCCAGGCGACTGATGAGTACGGCGCACCCAAGTTCACCCAGGACGGTATGCCCAAGCTCTACCTGCGCGGCCATGACGTCGAAGAGTTCGTCGGAGTGGTGAGGCGATACGGTGCGAGCAATGATGTACAGCAGCTGATCGACGCTGCAAGTCGGCCGCCTGAGGTGGCCAAGATCAACATTTCGAGGGCCTGCGGAACCTGTCTGCTCAAGTCTGCCTGACCTTTGACAGACCTAAGACGGAATTGAACCTATGGCGGCCCTGAGCAACGAGGTGAAAGCCTTCATCGTTCAGGCCCTGGCCTGTTTCGATACCCCAGCGCAAGTGGCGGCCTCCGTCCGAGAAGAATTCGGCCTTGAGGTGAGTCGCCAGCAGTGCGAATCGCATGACCCTACCAAGAGCGCAGGCCGAGATCTGGCCAAGCGCTGGCGGACTCTGTTCGACGACACGCGCAAGCGGTTCCGTGAAGAAACATCCGAGATCCCTATCGCCAACCGGGCATTCCGGCTCCGTGCGCTGGGAAGGATGGCCGAGAAGGCCGAGTCCATGAAGAACATGGCCCTGACTGCCCAGCTACTGGAGCAGGCAGCCAAAGAGGTCGGCGACGTCTACGTGAACCGCCAGACCAAGAACGATAATCCCCACGACAACGTGCCGCCTACCCGTGTGCAGGTCGACGTGGTGGATGCGAGGAAGCCGGATGCCGTCACTTAACGTGCCCCAGGCCAGGTTCCTGCGCATGGAGCAGAAGTTCCGCGGCTTCGTGGCCGGGTTCGGCTCCGGCAAGACCTGGGTAGGCTGCGCGGCGCTGTGCAAGCACGTCTGGGAGTGGCCTCGGATCGATTCCGGCTACTTCGCGCCGACCTACCCGCAGATCCGCGACATCTTCTTCCCGACCATCGAGGAGGTCGCCTTCGACTGGGGTCTGAAGGTCAAGACGAAGGAGAGTGACAAGGAGGTCGAGTTCTACAGCGGCGGCCAGTACCGCAGCACGACCATCTGCCGCTCGATGGAGAAGCCGCAGACCATCGTCGGCTTCAAGATCGGGCACGCCCTGGTCGACGAACTCGACGTTCTGCCCGCGCTGAAGGCTGAGCACGCCTGGCGCAAGATCATTGCCCGGATGCGCTACAACGTGACTGGGCTGAAGAACGGCGTAGACGTAACCACGACCCCCGAGGGGTTCAAGTTCGTTTACCAGCAGTTCGTGAAGCAGCTGCGCGAGAAGCCAGCGATGCAGGGCATGTACGGCCTGGTGCAGGCCAGCACGTTCGACAACGAGCTGAATTTGCCGCCGGACTACATCCCGTCCCTGATGGACTCCTACCCGGAGCAGCTGATCCTGGCCTACCTGAACGGCCAGTTCGTCAACCTGAACTCCGGGTCGATCTACACCGCCTACAACCGCAAGCTGAACGGCAGCCACGAGTCTGTGCAGCCCGGCGAGCCGATCTTCGTGGGCATGGACTTCAACGTCGGCAAGATGTCGGCCATTGTCCACGTCAAGCGGCTGGGCATGCCTCATGCAGTTGGTGAGATCATGAACGGCTACGACACGCCCGACATGATCCGTCAGATCAAGGAGCGCTACTGGCTGTACGCCGAGGGCAATTACCACAAGACGCGCGAGATTCTGGTTTTCCCAGATGCCTCGGGTAAAGGTCGGAAATCAGTCAATGCGAGCACCACTGACCTTGAGCTGCTGCGCCAGGCCGGCTTCACGGTGATGGCGCCAGAGGCAAACCCTCCAGTGAAAGACCGGATCAATGCCATGAACGCCATGTTCTGCAACTCGGCCGGCGATCGCCGCTACCGAGTCAACACAGATCTCTGCCCAACCTACGCCGACTGCCTGGAGCAGCAGATCTGGGCGCCGACGGGTGAGCCGGACAAGAGCCAGGGCAATGACCACGCCAACGACGCTGGCGGCTACTTCATCCACCATGACTATCCGATCGTCAAACCAGTGATCGTGACCCAATCCTTGAGAATGTGACCATGAGCGATAACCCAAGCATCACGCTTCCCTCTGTCGACGAGATGCGCGGGTACTGGGCTGTGATCACTCCGCTCATGGGCGGGACAATGGCGATGCGGGCGGTGGGCAAGAAGCTGCTGCCGCAGTACCCGGCTGAGTCGGACGAAGGGTATCGGGAACGCCTGCGCCTTTCGACGCTGCTCCCGGCTTACTCTGAGACGGTCGGCAACATGACCGCCAGGGTGTTCGCTGAGCCCCTGCAGCTTGGCGACGGCGTGCCTGGGGACATCGTCGCAATGGCGACGGACATCGACCGGGCCGGAAATGACCTGAATTCGTGGGCTGTCGAGTTCTTCCGCGAAGGGCTCAGCCATGGTCTTTGTCACGCCTTCATCGATCACCCATCTGTCGAGGGTCTGAAGACTAAGGCTGAAGAGCGAGCCGCCGGCGTCCGGCCCTATGTGGTGCTGGTGAAGCCCTCCCAGGTGCTGGGCTGGCGCTCCAAGGGCGGCGTGCTGACCATGGTCCGCTACCGCGAGGTGGTCGAGGAGGAGGATGGCGAGTTCGGCGCCAAGTGCGTCGAGCAGATCCGAGTTCTGATCCCGGGCGGGTGGCAAACCTACCGCCGCGCAACGTCGAAGGCGGCCTGGGCGCTACACGAGCAGGGCACCACCAGTCTGGACCGCATCCCATGGGCGACCTTCTACACAGGGCGCACCGGCTTCATGACGGCCAAGCCGCCACTGCTGGAGCTGGCCCACCTGAACGTCAAACACTGGCAGAGCCAGAGCGACCAGGACAACATCCTGCACGTCATTCGCGTGCCGATCCTGGCTCGCATCGGCGTTCAGATGCAGTTCACCGACCAGGGAAAGCCGGTGCCGCCGGAGTTCAAGGTCGGTACCGGCTCGCTGACCGACCTGCCGCTCAATGGCGACCTGAAGTACGTGGAGCACACCGGCAAGGCCGTGGAAGCCGGCCGCACCGCGCTGAAGGACTTGCTCGATGAGATGCGGATGGCCGGAGGCAAGCTGCTCACGCCGGAGAAGGCCGCGACCAAGACCGCGACCCAGGCAGAGGAGGAGGCGGCGCAAGAGCTGTCACCTCTGCAGCGGATGTCGAACCACTTCGGTGACTGCCTGGCGCAGCTGCTGCAGTTCATGGCCGAGTACCGCAGCCTGGGCGACGGCGGCACAGTCGAGATGCGCGGCAACTACGACGTTGACTTCATGCCAGAGGTCTCGCTGCCGACCCTGGTCTCGATGGCCAACGCCGGCATGATCTCCAAGGAGACGCTGTTCGCCGAGATGCAGCGCCGCGGCGTGATCAGCGACGAATACGACTGGGACGATGAGCTGGCGAAGATTGAGGCCCAAGGCCCGGCCCTTGGTACGCTGTGATGAAGACGGCCAACGAGAAGCTGCTGAACGAGCTGATCGGGCATGAGGTCGACCTGTCCAGGCTGAGCAACAGCCAGGTTGTGACGATCATCAAGATCCTCAACAGCAAGGACGTCGACCTGCGCGCCGCGCTGATTGAGGCTATCGACAACCTCGGCACCGACCTGTCGGCCGCAGCTGTAGATATCGCCCTGTCGGCGGTGCTGCGGATCAACCAGCAGACCTTCATCGAGATTCGCCTGGCCATGGACCAGGTCACCGACGGGCTGATCAGCTACGAGCTGGCGTTCCAGCAAAGCGCGTTGCGGGCCGTTCTCCCGGCCCTGGTGCAGGAGGCATACCCGGTCGTCTCCCCGGCGTTCAGCGCGGTGAGGGCGATCGCCCAGGCCCGACCATTCCAGGGGCGCCTGCTGAGGGAGTGGATGGCTGGCATCGAGTCCACCCGCGCTGCCGCAGTGCGCGACGCAGTACGCTCGGGCGTGGTCGAGGGGCGCACCACTGCCGAGATCGTTCGCACGGTCATGGGCAGCCGGGCTCAGCAATACGCCGACGGGGCCCTCCAGAAGTCCAGGCGCGACGTTGAGGCGGTGGTGCGGTCTGCGGTATCCCATACTGCCGAAACGGCCAGCGACGCAGCGTATGAGGCCAACAGCGACATCATCAGCCACGTGGAATGGCTCAGTACGCTGGACAACCACACATCGAGCGACTGCCGGATCCGCGACCGGCTGCCATACACCCTGGGGACCTACAAGCCCATTGGCCACGCGATCCCGTGGCTCGCCGGGCCGGGGCGCATCCACTTCTGCTGCCGATCCTCCAAGGTTCCGGTGCTCAAGAGCGCCAAGGCCTTGGGTTTCAGCGATGGCGCAACGCGGGCGAGCATGGATGGCCAAGTGCCGGAGTCGACCACCTATGCGGAATGGCTCAGCAGGCAGTCAGCAGCACGCCAGGACGAGATTCTCGGACCTGAGCGTGCACGGCTGATGCGGAAGGGCGGGCTGAAGCTCAGTGCCTTCTACAACGACAAAGGGCGCCTGCTCACGCTGAAAGACCTGCACGAAGCGCTAGATCAAAAAACTGGCTCATAGTGCTCAGCCTTTCTGCGCTCCTGGATTTGGTCATAGCGATGTCCTACGCTTCCAGATCCAACTAAGGAGAGTGTTATGAGTCAAGAGAATGATGCTGATCGTGACGACGATAAGGGTCGTAAGTGCGCAAATGGTGACGGAGCTTCGGCGTCAATTTATCGCGATGGTCGATGGATCTGCACGGATTGCGATGTAAGGGAGTCCGGCACTCAAGACCTCAACGATTGAGACCAAGCATTTCAGTAGAGCCTCGGCGATTGCCGGGGCTTTTTTTTGCCTGCGGTTCGGATGGACGGGGCGTAACTGGGGCCGGATGGCTCATCAACTGGCCGGATGGCCCAGAGAGACGAAATGAAACTCAAGACTGTTGAAGTGGATGGCAAGCAGTACGCCGTGATTGAAGATGGCAAGCCGGTCTACGTCGATGACGATGGCAAGGAGGTCGCCTTCGATGCCGTGGGCACCCGCAACACCATCACCCGACTGAACGCTGAAGCCAAGTCGCACCGTGAGCGCGCCGACGGCTTCGAGAAGACCGCCAAGGCGTTCGAAGGCATCGAAGATGCCGCGGCCGCCAAGAAAGCCCTGGAGATCGTCGCCAACCTCGACGCCAAGAAGCTGGTGGATGCCGGCGATATCGAGAAGGTGAAGGGCGAGATCAGCAAGGCCTTCCAGACTCAACTCGACGAAGCCAACACCAAGGCGCAGGGCTTCGAGCAGCAGCTGTATGCCGAGAAGATCGGCGGCAGCTTCGCCCGCTCGCAGTTCATCGCCGAGAAGATGGCGGTGCCGGCTGACATGGTCCAGGCCACCTTCGGCAACAGCTTCAAGATCGAGGACGGCAAGGTCGTCGCGTATGACGCCCAGGGCCAGAAGATCTTCAGCCGCAGCCGCCCAGGTGAGCTGGCCGACTTCAACGAAGCGCTCGAAACCCTCGTCTCGCAGTACCCCCATCGCGACCACATCCTGAAGAGCTCCGGTGCCAATGGCGGCGGCGCTCCGAATGGTGGTGGTGGCAACACCCAAACCCCCAAGAAACTCTCCGACTGTAAGACCGACGCCGAACGAGTGGCGTGGGCGCAGTCCCAGGTTTGATCGATCACTGAGAGGCCCCTATGCCATTCGATCTTCAGGTATTCAACAAGCAGACCTACGCCGCCATGACCGAGGTCGTGGATCAGCAGGTCAACGCGTTCAACGAGGCGTCCGGCGGCACTCTCGTGCTGACTGCAGGCCAGAATCAGGGCGACTTCTCCATGGAGGCGTCCTTCAAGCAGATCGCCGGCCTGGTCCGTCGCCGCAACGCCTACGGCTCCGGCGCGGTGGCTGCAAAGCGCCTTGAGCATCTGCTCAACGTGTCGGTGAAGGTCGCCGCCGGCACCCCGCCGATCGAGTTCGAGAAGCAGCAGTACACCTGGATCCTCCAGAACCCGGAACTGGCTGCCATCAAGATCGGCGAGCAGCTGGCCGTCGCCCAGGTCCAGGATCAGCTGAACGCCGGTATCCGCGCCCTTGTCGCGTCCATCTCGGGTAACGCCGCAGTGGTGCACGATGGCTCGGCCGCCGCGCCGACCTTCCGCGTTCTGAACAAGGGTGCGAGCAAGTTCGGTGACCGTGCCAGCTCGCTGCGCGCCTGGGTGCTCCACTCGACCACGTTGCACTCCCTGTTCGATAACGCCCTGACCAACGCCGAGAACCTGTTCGAGTTCGGTACCGTCAACGTTCTCCGCGATGCGTTCGGTCGCCTGTTCGTGGTCACCGACTCCGATGCGCTGGTGAACGCCGGCGATACCCCGACCTACAACACCCTCGGCCTGGTTGATGGTGCAGGTATCGTTCAGCCGAACGGCGATTTCCACGCAGTCCTGCTGGACACCGTCGGCGGCGAGAACATCAAGAGCACTTACCAGGCCGAGTGGACCTACAACGTGGGTGTGAAGGGCTACGCCTGGGACACTGCAGCCGGCGGCAAGTCGCCGACCGATGCGGCGATCGGCACCTCTGCCAACTGGGACAAGGTCGCTACCTCCAACAAGGACACCGCCGGCGTCCTGGTGAAGACCCTCTAATCACCTGCAGTGGCGCCGGGCATCCCCGGCGCTAGGGAGGCCATCATGAGCAAGAAAATTCTCTGGTTCGTTCCAGGCGCCACCGCCCCGGGACTGAAGGACTTGGCCAAGGCCAATGGCCTGACCATCCGCAACCCGTTGGCGTTCAGCGAAGGGGCCAGCCTGGAAGACTGCGACGCCGTCACCGGCATGGTGCCGACGGCCTACGCGGACAAGTTCAAGGTTATTGATGAGCCGGAGGGTTGCTCCTGGCAAGTCATTTCGCTCCGCCAGGACGGCCCCACCGTTGGTGAGTACGTCGAGGCAGGCTACCCAGCCTCGGCCTACCCGCCGAAGGGCTATGCGTCGCGCAGCACGCCAGAAGAGATCGCTGCGGCCATCGCTGCCCAGGCTCCAAGTGACGACAAAGCCCTGAAGGTCGACGAACTGCGAGAGGCACTGACGGCGAAAGGCGTCCAGTTCGATCCTAAAGCGCTGAAACCAGAGCTGAAGAAGTTGCTGGACGACGTCGTCGCAGTCGAGGCGGTCAAGGCCAAGCTGGACGAGAAGGGCGTGCAGTTCGCGCCTGCAGCCACCCTGGAAGATCTGCAGAAGCTGCTGGACGGGGCCGCGTAATGACGACCTACATCAGCATCGAGCAGGTCGACGCGCTGCTGGGCCAGACCTGGGCGCCGGATGAAAAGAAGGCGCGCGCGGTGCTGATGGCCAATACCTGGCTCACCAACCAGGGCCTGCCCGAGTTCGACACGGTTCCCGCCGAAGTCGTGCAGGCGGGCGCGGAGGTGGCTGTGGAAGCGGCGGCGGGCAACCTGTACCAGGCGAAGGAAACCGGTGTGCTGAGCAAGTCTGTGGATGCGGACGGTGTGTCGAGCAGCAAGACCTACTCGGCTACGTCCAAGGCCATCAGCGCTGGTGAGTCCTTCGCCTTGGCCCTGCTGGCGCGGTATCTGGGCACCGGCCAGGTCAAGATCGTCAGGGGGTGACATGGGGCTTCGACGCGAGTTACAGGCCGACCTGGCCCAGGCCTTCGATACGGATCTGGCCGACGCAGTGGCGGCGGTTGATGGCAGCCGGTCTGTACCTGGCACCTACGACCCTGAGAAAGGCGGCAGCACGCCAGCGACGACGCTGCATTACACCGGTCGCGGTGTCTTCGGCCAGTACAAGGCCCGGGAGATCGACGGCACGCGCATCCTGGCGTCAGACGTGCGCCTCAAGGTGTTGCAGAACGAACTGTTTGTGAAGGATGGCGACGCGGCCACGGAAGACCCCGCCATCCCCGCCATCGGCGATCGCATCAGCGGCTATCGAGTCATGGACGTAGGACAAGACACGGCCAAGGCCACCTGGACCATCCAGCTGAGGAAGTAGACATGGCCCGCGGCTCACACATGACCAGCCGCTACGGCGGCCTGGGCGGCGGCTTTGCTGCGCAGTTGGAGCAGTTCGCAGAGGCAGCCAAGGAGGCGATGGACCTGACTTTCCGTGAGGTCGTCATCATGGTCGGCCGGAGGCTGGTGACCATGTCGCCGGTCGGCAACCCGGATCTCTGGAAGGTGAACGTCGAGGCCCAGAGCAGCGCCGCGGAGCAGATCGCGGCCTACAACACGAAGGCGGCGGCCATCAATGCCGGCATCACGTCCGACCAGGCCAACTACACCAAAAGCGGCAACCTGAAAGGCGGACTGCGGCTGCGAAAGCCGCTGACGAAGCGCGAGCAGCGCGAGAACTTCGGGTTCGGCGTTCGGAGGGTTGGTCAGGGCTACGTTGGCGGCCGCTTCCGCAGTAACTGGCAGCTCACCACCGGCGCTCCAGCCGCAGGCGAGATCGAGGACATCGAGAGCGCCGGCGAGACGCTGGACAGGCTTCTCCTGGCTGCCGGTGATCTCTCTGCCGGTGAGGTCGCCTACATCGTCAACAACCTGCCGTATGCCATCCCTCTGGAGTACGGCCACAGCTCACAGGCGCCTGGCGGCATGGTGCGCGTCACCGTTGCCGACTTCCAGCGCATCGTCGAAGAAGCCATCAGGATCCACCGAGCATGAGCCACGCAAGAGCACGACAGGCCATCGAGATCAAGCTGATGGCCTGGGCCACGGCGCGCCCGATCCGGGTCGCGAACTTCGAGCAGGGTTTCGAGGCCGGGCCCGACGAAACCTACCTGCAGGCGTTCCAACTGCCGGCGGGCACCACCTGCCGCTACCTGGGCAGCGATGCCTACGAGTACGCCGGCGTCTACCAAGTGAGCATCGTTTGTCCGGCGGGCCAGCCGCTGGCAACTGCCGAGACCCTGGTCGGGGAGCTTTCGAGCCTCTTCCGGGTGGACTCGGAACTCAGCCGCAACGGCTTCGAGGGCCTGGTGACCGAACCAGTTGACCAGGGGCCAACCATCACCGAGTCGGCGACCTACACGGTCCCGGCCAGCTTCACCTACCGCGGTGTCGCGGACCAATCGCCCGCTGGGGCATAACCATCCGCCGCCCGGCGGGCAACAACGAGGAAACACTTCATGGCCGCAAAATTCCCGCTGCCGAACGGCTCTGTGCTGGAAATCGCCAAAGTTTTCGGCGCCGCCGTCGCCTTTACCGCCCTGACCAACGCCGCGCCACCGGTGGCCACCTCTGTCGGTCACGACATCGAGAATGGCGATGTCCTGTTGGTCAGTTCCGGCTGGGCGCTGATCGCCGATCGCGCCGTCAGTGCCGTAAGCGTGGCCGCCGACACCTTCGCCTTGAAGGGTCTCAACACCACCAACCTGGACAAGTACACCCCGGGCGCCGGAGTGGGCACGGTTCTTCCTGTGACCGCTTGGGCGCAGATCTCCAAGGTGACCACATTCACCTCGGCCGGCGGTGAGCAGCAGTACCTCACCGTGGGTTACCTGGAGGATGACGACGACCGCCAGTTCCCGACCAACCGCAACCCCATCACGCTGGCGATCACTGTCGAGGACCAGCCGAGCGCCGACTATGTCGCCCTGGTCGAAAACTACGGCGACAGCAAGGAGCTCGCGGTGGTGCGCCTCAAGTTGCCGGGTGGCGACCAGATTCTCTACCCGGGCTACGTCAGCATCACCACCACCCCGACCATGGACCGGAATAGCCTCATGACGCGCACTATCAGCATTGCGCTGTCGGGCCGTCCAGTTCGCATCCTGGCCGGCGCGTAAGGAGCAGTCATGGCGAAGATCAAGATCGCGCAGAACCCAACGTTCACCGCCGTGGTGCAGGTTCCGCGCATTGGCACCGAGCCGGCGCCGGTGGAGTTCCAGTTCCGCTACATGGATCGCGTGGCCCTGTCCGCAATGTTCGACCGTTGGAACAAGGCGCGCGACGCCTGGGCTGAGAAGGCCCAGAAGAATGGGGCAACCTGGGAGGAGGTCACCACCGGTGAAATCGCCCTGCAGGCCGAACAGCTGCGCGAGATCGTCACGGGCTGGGATCTGGAGGACGAGTTCAGCGCCGAGGCCATCACCGACCTGGTGCGCACCTGCACCGGCGCGCCGAAGGCGGTCGTCGATGCCTTCCAGGCCGCCTACAGCCCGGCCCGCTTGGGAAACTGAGAGCGGCGGCCCGGGCCTGCTACGAGCGCGGCCCGTCCGCGGAGCAACTGGCGGCGCTGGGGCTGACCCTCGATGACATCGAGGAGGAGGTGGTAGAGGTCTGGCCTGATGCATGGCCAGCCTTCCGCCTGTTCGATGCCATGGGCACGCAGTGGCGGGTCGCTTCTGGCGGACCGTCAGGCCTGGACTACGCCGCCATTCCTGCAGCGGCCTCAATGCTCGGCATCAAGCGCTGCGACCTCACCGACATTTTCCCCGATCTCCGCGTCATGGAGGTTGAGGCCTTGGCCGTCATGGCCGAATCCATGGAGTAGACCATGACCACCATCGCTTCTCTCGGTCTTCAGATCGACTCCGGGGATGCCGTCGAGGCCAAGGACAACCTCGACCAGCTGACCGACGCCGGAAAGCGCAGCGAAGAGTCGGCTGGGCGAACCGGGCGTGCCTGGGAGACCGCCCTGGGCAGCCTGCAGGGTGATACTCGGCAGATTGTGCAGGAGCTGCAGGCGCTCAACGCCAAGCAGACAGAGTTGGCGCAACAGATGGCCACCGTGGGGCGCGCCGTTACCAGCGCCTCCACGGCGTTCAGCGGTGCCGCAGCGAACATGGGAGCGTTTCGGGCCGAGGCCGCGCAGGCGGGTAAGGTGCAGGAAGCACTCACCAGCGCCACGGATGCCGGTGCCCAGGCTGGCCGGCGCGCCGCCGAATCCGCCGACGAGCAGCAGGCCAGGATTCTGGCCGTGGCCAAGGCCTCGCTGGAGGCCAGCCAGTACGTGCAGTCGCTGAACCGGGCGACCGAGCAGAGCGCCGAGGTCACCGCCCAGGCGAATGCCGTGCTGTCGGACAGTGCCAGCCGCCAAGCAGCCATCAACAGTCGGGCCCAGGCCCTGATCGCTACTGAGGAGCGCCAGGCGGAGGCGGCGAAGAAGGCTGCCGGCGCGCATCGGGAGGAAGGGCAGGCCCTTGAGGAGCTGCTGGGCAAGATCGACCCGACCGTTGCGGCCATGAGTCGGCTGGACCAGATGGAGCAGAAGCTGAAGGGCTTCCGCACGAGCGGCGCGCTCGATGCGGAGACGTTCGGCGAGTACCAGACCAAGATCGACCAGGCGCGTACTGCTCTGGGTGGCGCCGATACTGCGCTGAACAAAACCGGCATGTCGGCCAAGGCCACGGCTGCGGCACTACGCGGCGTGCCGGCGCAGTTCACCGACATCGTGGTGTCCCTGCAGGGCGGCCAGGCGCCGCTCACCGTGCTGTTGCAGCAGGGTGGGCAGCTCAAGGACATGTTCGGCGGCGTTGGCCCTGCCGTTAAGGCCCTCGGCGGCTACGTTCTGGGCCTGGTGAACCCGTTCACTGTCGCGGCCGCTGCAATGGCTGTGCTCGGCTACGCCTACTATTCGGGCAGCGAGGAGGCGGTCGGTTTCCAGAAGGAGCTGATCAAGACCGGCAACGCCGCCGGCACAACAGCGGATCAGATGTCCGGAATGGCGCGCCAGGTCGCGGCAACCGTCGGAACCACTGGCGCCGCAGCGGAAGTGCTCACCCAGCTGGCTGGAAGCGGGAAGATCGCCTCCGACAGCTTCGTCGAGATCACCGAGGCGGCCCTGGAGTGGCGTTCGGCGACTGGCAAGGCGATCGAGGAGACCGTGGCCGAGTTCGTGAAGATCGGCAAGGACCCGGTTGCCGCAGCCAAGGACCTCAACGAGCAGTACAACTTCCTCACCGCGTCGACGTACTCGCAAATCGTTGCCTTGAAGGAGCAGGGCGACACCATCGGGGCTACCAAGCTCCTCACAGACACCTACGTCGACACGATCAAGTCCCGCAGCAAGGAGGTCACCGAGAACCTGTCACTGTGGGAGCGCGGGTGGAAGTCGCTGAAAGGCGAGGTGGCTGCCACTGTCGATGCACTCAATGACGTTGGCCGGGATCAGGACATCTCCAGTCGGATCGTCGACATGCAACGCCAGGTCGCCGCGGCGCAGAGCGCAGTGAATGCCGACGCTGACGACACCGATGCCCAGAAGAAGCTCACCAATGCCAGCCTTGAGCTGAAGGGGCTGATCCAGCAGCGTGACACGCAGCAGGCGATTGCCCGGGCCCGCGAGCTGGATGTCCAACAGCAGCAGGCAGCCATCGTTGCAATCGGCAAGATTGATGCGCTGGAGAAGTCGGCTAGGACCAACGCTGAGAAGCGGGCTGATGCGCAGAAGGAGTACAACAAGTCGCTGGAGGCGATCCGCAAGGTCAGCCCGAACGATGAGCGCCTGAAACCCGAGAACATCGCCCGGGTTCAGGCCGACATCGCCAAGCAGTTCAAGGATCCGGCCGGGCGCACAGGGTCGGTCGACCTCTCCGGGTTCAACGACCAGAAGAACGCACTGAATGCCATCCTGGCCGAGTACAAAAACCACCAGAAGGAGCTGGATGCGGCGCAGAAGGCCGGCCTGATCTCTCAGGAGTCGTATGCCTCCCAGCGGGCCGCAATCATCGAGCAGCAGAAGGCTGAGGTCACAAACGCGTACGAGGCCGAGATCAGCTCACTGGAGGAGGCCAAAGGGCGAAGCAGCACCAGCGCCCAGCAGCGAATCCAGCTTGACCAGAAAATCGCCGACGCTCGTGCAGCCATGGTCAAGGCACAGAAGGACGCCGATACCGAGCTTGCGGTGCTGGCGACCAATGAGCAGGGCCGGCTGGCCAAACAGGTCAGGGCGGTGCAGACCTACACCGATGCTCTCGACCAGCAGGTGCTGGCGCTGCGCCTGCAAGGGCAGCGTTCCGCTGACGGCCTTGGTCTCGGCGATCGTCTGCGTAGCCTGCAGGACCAGCAGAACGGCATCACCGACCGGATGAACCAACAGCGCCTGGACCTTGCCAATCAGTACGGTGACGGCTCCCGCGGCATGAGCCTCGATGAGTACAACCAGAAGCTGGCTGCCTTGAGCAAGACCGAGAAGGACTTGCAGGAAACCACCATCGCCAACTACGACCAGATGACAGTCGCCCAAGGCGACTGGCGCAAGGGGGCATCGTCGGCCTTCCAGAACTACCTGGAACAGGCACGGGATGTCGCCGGGCAGACCAGGTCGTTGTTCACCAACGCCTTCAGCTCGATGGAGGATGCAGTCGTGAACTTCGCCATGACTGGCAAGTTTTCGTTCGCAGACTTCACCAAGTCAATTCTGGCCGACATGGTGAGGATCGAGACTCAGCGCGCGGCGTCCGGCCTGCTGAGCAGCTTGGCTAACTGGGGCGTTACTGCTGCTTCTGCGTGGCTCGGCAGTGGAGCGACGTCCGCGGGATCGACACAGGCCGGGTACGCCCCCGAGATCATGGATAACTTCGTCTCCGGTCAGCGCGCGGCCGGCGGTCCGGTAGCTGCGAACTCGCTCTATCAGGTCAACGAGCTGGGGCCTGAGCTGCTCAATCAAGGGGGCAAGACCTACTTGATGATGGGTGACCAGGGTGGCTCGATCACTCCACTAGGCGCTGGACCCACTCCATCCCTCGCAGCGGCGAGCAGTTCGGGCACGATGATCAGCGTGTCAGCGCCGGTCAGCGTAGCCGTTGCAGATCGTAGCGACGAAGGCATGGAGCTCGATCAAACACTCCTCCAGCAGAACATGCAGAAGCAGATGCAGCTGGCTGCCGAGAGAGCTGTTGCTGACTCTTGGAGGCCTGGGGGCGTGAGCTACCGAAATACTAAAGGAGGGCGCTGATGACCATCGAGACGTTCAGTTGGCCGACGCAGCGTGGCGAAACGCCAGAGATCACCTACCGGGTCCGCGAGTCTAAGTTTGGCGGCGGGTACCGGCAGGTGGTGGGCGACGGTCCCAACAACAAGGAGGACAGCTACCCGATCACCGTAACTGGCACGAAGGCCCAGATCCGCAAGGTCATGGAGTTCTTCGACCGGCACGGCGGCGCCAAGGCCTTTCTGTGGTCCACGCCGCTTGGGGATCTGGGGCTGTTCACCTGCGCCGACCCGAAGCCTACGCCTGTAGGTGGAGGTCGGTTCAAGGTTTCCGCAACCTTCGAGCGGGCTTTCCACCCGTAAGGAATTCACATGTCACTGATCAAGGATATCCAGACCCTGGAGCCTGGAAGCGAGGTGCTGCTGTTTGAGCTGGATGGCTCGGACTTCGGTGCTGACGTGCTGCGATTCCACGGGCATGCAATACCGCACACGCCTCAGGAGCTGGCAGCGGCGGGCGCGAATGCAGACCAGCTGCCTGCCAAGTCGATCTGGTGGCAGGGCAACGAGTACGGCGCGTGGCCCATGCAGATCGAGGGCATCGAAGCGAACTCGGATGGTACCGTCGTGCGCCCCACACTGACCGTGGGAAACGTCAACGGCCGGATCACTGCCCTGTGCCTGGCCTTCGACAACCTGCTCGAGTTCAAGCTGACCATGCGTCACACCATGGTGCAGTACCTCGATGCGGTCAATTTCCCCGGCGGCAACCCGGACGCCGACCCAGCCGAGGAGGCCATTGAGGTTTGGTACATCGACCAGAAGGTGTCGGAGAACGGCAAGACGGTGGCCTGGGAGTTGGCCAGCCCCGGCGATGTTGGCGGCGAGACGATTGGTCGGCAGATGACCCAGCTCTGCCACTGGGCGATGACAGCCGGCTACCGCGGTCCGAACTGCGGCTACATCGGGCCCTACTTCGACCTCGACGGCAACCCCACGGACGACCCTACCAAGGACCAGTGCAACGGCTGCCTCGACACAGGTTGCACTGTTCGCTTTGGCCAGGGCAACCAGCTCCCCTTCGGCGGCTTCCCGGCTGTTTCCCTGATCGCACGGAGCTGACCATGCGCAAACACATCTTGGCCGCCGTGCAAGCGCACGCTGCGGCGGAATACCCGCGGGAGTGTTGCGGGCTGCTCATCTCCGTAGGCCGCTCGCAGCGGTACGTTCCGTGTGAGAACACAGCGACCGATCCGGCTGAGGAGTTCCGCATCTCGCCGGAGCAGTACGCGGCGGCCGAAGACCAGGGCGAGGTGATCGGCATCGTGCACTCGCACCCAGATGCCACCAGCAGGCCTTCGTCCCGCGACTTGGCCATGTGCGAGGCCACGGGGCTGCCCTGGTACATCCTGTCGTGGCCGGAGGGTGACTTGCGCACCGTCACGCCAACCGGTAACGCACCGCTACTTGGGCGGCCGTTCGTGCACGGCGCTTGGGACTGCTGGCAGGTCTGCGCGGACTGGTACAAGCGGGAATGGGGCTTGGATTTCCCGGCCTATACCCGGGAAGAGGGGTGGTGGGAGCAAGCGGACGGCCCAAGTCTCTACGAGCAGGCCTATGAGGCGGCGGGCTTTTACCAGGTCAGCCATCCGCAACGCGGCGATATGATCGTTATGGCCGTGGGCCGCACAGCTCACCCGAACCACGCCGGCATCTACCTGGGTGCCGATGCAAAGCTGCCTGGAGAGGATGGCCAGGCCTTCGGCCCAGGCCCATTCATGCTGCACCATCTGCTGGGTCGGCCATCAGAAATCGTCGTGTTCGGCGGGCCATGGCTCGACCGGACGCGCCTGGTGCTGCGCCACCGCGATGCCAAGTGATGGTACATTTCCGACTTTCAAAGGAGGGAATCAGATGCGAATTCTTATAGGTGCTCTCGGGCTTACGCTGCTGGCGGGTTGTGCCACCTCAGCCACGCCTGTCTTGCAGGCAGAGCCAGTACCTAGCGATGAGCTTTACGCGTTCCAGTCGAAGCCTGTCGACGGTGGGGGGACAGTGACTGTCGTTCGAGATTCAGGTGCTCTTGGCTCAGGCTGTGATGTCGTCGTCTATGTTGACGGGAAAAAGGCTGCAAAAGTTGGCACTGGCCAGCGGGCGAGTTTCTATCTGTCAGCTGGGCATCCAAACCTCGGAATTGGCCTAACTGGTTCCGGACTTTGTGGCGGAATGGCGGTTCGATCTATTACCGCGAATGTGCAGGATGGTAAGGAAAGCATTTACAGAATCAGTGGTGATATGAGCGGAGTCTTCATAGGCCCCTATATCCAGTACGAGTGACCAAGCCGCCTACGGGCGGCTTTTTTCATGAGAGACAAAAGCTATGACAGCTACCGCTCTAAACTTTGCCTCGATGACCACCATCAAGTTGTCCGGATCGCTGGCCAAAAAATTCGGTCGAGCCCATCGGCGTCAGATTGACAGTGGCGAAACCTGGGAGGTTTTCAAGGCATTGAAATCAACCCTGCATGGTTTCGAAGACGAGATCAGGCGACTTGATCGTTTGGGACTTCGTTTTGCGGTCTTTCGGAACCGAAAAAACGTTGGGCAAGACGATTTCTCGCGCGGTGGCACCCGAGAAGTGCGAATTGTGCCGGTGATTGCGGGTAGTAAACGTGCGGGTTTGCTGCAAACGGTCATCGGGATCACCCTCATCGTCGCGGGTTTTTTTCTAGCCGCTACGCCGTTTGGCGCGCCTCTTCTTAGTGCAGGTATCGCGATGACTGCAGGTGGCGTAATCCAGATGCTGAGTCCCCAGGCAAAGGGCTTATCTCAAAGTGCCGCACCCGAGAACCTGCCGTCATATGCCTTCGGCAGTGCCAAAAACACCACAGCCAGCGGAAACCCTGTCCCTATCTGTATTGGTGAGCGCCGGTGGGGCGGAGCAGTCATCTCCGCGTCTATTGAGGCGCAAGACAAGGCCTAGAGCCAACTAACTGAACAGGCCGCCCTCGGGCGGTTTTTTGTTGCCCGGAGGAAAGCATGGGCCCTGACCACCACTTGGACATCACCGGCGCCAAGGGCGGCGAGAGCAAGCCAAAGACCCCTGTCGAGGCGCCAGACAGCCTGCAGTCGACGAACATCGCCAAGATCCTGCTGGCCGTGGGCGAGGGTGAGTTCGATGGCACGCCGACCGACCGCGACATCTACCTCGACAACACGCCGATCATGGATGCCAGCGGCAACGTGAACTTTCCAGGCGTGAACTGGGAGTGGCGCCGCGGGACGGTCGAGCAGGACTACATCCAGGGTATCCCGTCGGTAGAGAACGAGACCACCGTCAACGTGGAGCTGCGCAGCGACAATCCGTTCACCCGCGCGCTGAGCAACACGCAGCTGTCTGCGGTGCGTGTGCGTATGTCCTGGCCGCGCCTGGCCCAGCAGGACAGCAGCGGCAACACCAACGGCTACCGCATCGAGTACGCCATCGACATTGCCACCGACGGCGGCGCGTACGTGGAGGCTCAACGCGGTGCTGTCGACGGCAAGACTACCAACGGCTACCAGCGCTCGGTGCGTGTGAACCTGCCGGCGGCTACCACCGGCTGGATGCTGCGCGTGCGCCGCATCACCCCCAACGCCAACAGCGGCACAATTGCTGACACGATGACGATCGCCGGCTACACCGAGATCATTGACCAGAAGCTGCGGTACCCGAACACCGCGCTGCTGTATATCGAGTTCGACGCTCAGCAGTTCCAGAACATCCCGGCCGTCACCGTAAAGTGCAAGGCCAAGCGCTGGCCAGTCCCGAGTAACTACGACCCACTCACCCGCACATACACTGGCGTTTGGGATGGCACGTTCAAGCAGGCCTGGACCAACAACCCTGCCTTCGTGACCTACGGCCTGTGCGTCGAGGACCGTTTTGGCCTGGGCAAGCGCATCAAGTCGTGGATGGTCGACAAGTGGGAGATGTACCGCATTGCCCAGTACTGCGACCAGCTGGTGCCGGATGGTGTGGGTGGCCAGGAGCCGCGTTTTCTGTGCGACATGAACCTGCAGGGGCGTGCCGAAGCCTGGACGCTGCTGCGTGACCTGTCGGCCATCTACCGTGGCATGGTGTACTGGGCCCACGGATCGCTGTTCATGCAGGCGGACATGCCGCGTGCCCAGGACATCGACTACGTGTTCACACGGGCAAACGTCATTGACGGTGAGTTCGTGTATGGCGGGGCCGAGCGCAACACGCACTACAGCCGAGCCCTGGTCAGCTACGACAATCCGGCCAACAACTACGACACCGACGTGATTCCGGTGACCGACCTGGCGCTCCAGCGCCGGTACCGGGACCGACCGATAGAGATTTCGGCCATCGGCTGCACTCGGGCCTCCGAAGCTCAACGCCGCGGGAAATGGGCGCTGCTGAGCAACAGCCAGGACCGCACCGTCACCTTCAAAACCGGCATGGAAGGCCGCATTCCGCTGCCGGGCTACGTCATTCCTGTGGCTGACGAGCTGGTAGCGGGCCGTCCGAATGGCGGGCGGATCTCTGCGGCTGCCGGTCGCGTCGTGACACTGGACCGTGACACGCCGATCAAAGCCGGTGACCGCCTGATCCTGAACCTGCCGAACGGCACCGCCCAGGCACGCACGGTGCAGTCGGTCAGCGGCCGCGCTGTCACGGTGACCGTTGCCTACGGCGTGCAGCCTGAGCCTGAGCTGCAGTGGGCGATCGACTACGACGATCTGGCTGTGCAGCTCTTCCGCGTGCTCAAGACCGTGCGCACTCAGGAGGGCGAGTACGAAATCACCGCGCTCGAGTTCAATCCCAGCAAGTTCGCGGCAATCGATACCGGCGCCAAGCTGGATGAGCGCCCGATTAGCGTCATCCCGATAACCGTTGTGCCACCGCCTGCCAGCGTCTCGCTGACCTCGGCCTATGCCGTGGACCAGGGTATCGCCGTAAGCACCATGACCATTGCCTGGCCGGCAGTGCAGGGCGCTGTGGCATATGACGTGGAATGGCGCAAGGACAACGGCAACTGGGTGCGGCTGCAACGCACCGGCACGACCTCGGTTGACGTCGTCGGCATCTACGCTGGCGCTTACCTGGCTAGGGTGCGGGCCGTCAGTTCGTTCGACATCACGTCGATCTGGCAGGACTCGGTGTTGACCGACCTGAATGGCAAGGAAGGCGAGCCACCAGCGTTGGCGTACCTGAACACCGTCTCGGAAGTTTTCGGTATCCGGCTCAACTGGGGTTTCCCGGCTGGTGCTGAGGATGCCGCTTACACCGAAATTCAGATGGCTTCCGAGAGCACCGGGCAGAATTCTATCGTCCTGGGGCAGTTCGCCTATCCAACGCCGACCTATTTGCACAGTGGCATGGCCGCCGCCGTGGTTCGATGGTTCCGCGGGCGCCTGGTGGACCGCTCCGGCAACATAGGGCCGTGGTCGGGCTGGGTCTACGGCCAGTCCAGCGCAGACGCCGATGCGATTCTCGATTACATCACGGGAAAAGTCACTGAAACCCAGCTCGGCCAGGATCTCCTAAAGGAGATCGAGAAGATCAGCGGCGACGGTCTGGGATCCGTGAACGAGCGATTCAAGGCTGGCGACCAGGCGCTGCAAAGTCAGATCGATTCGCTGTCTGCACAACTGGCCGACTTGGCCGGTGCTGAGGAGTGGGCGAGCGGCAAGCCATATCTCTCCGGCACCTTCGTCAAGCACGACGGCAAGCTTTACCGGGCGAAGGTGGATGTTCCGGCCGGCACCCCCGTGACCGAAGCAGCCTACTGGGAGTACCTGGGCGACTATGCGTCCTTGGGTGACCTGGTCTCTGCGTTGGCAGTACGTGTCGATGGCGTCGAGACCAGCGTGGAGGAGATCAACGGCGAGCTGACCGCGATGGCGAGCCGGATTCTCGGCGTCGAGGCGGCTGTTGCGCCGCGCATGGCTGGCGCAACCAGCTGGCTCGCAGGGGAGCAGGGCGCTTACGCCGGCGCTTTCTCGATCTACTCAGCGTTCGCTCAGGCTGACATGGCGATCGCCAAACAAGTGACCGAAGTGAAAGCTCAGGTGGACAACAACCTGGCGCGGGTCGTGCGCAGCGTGGAAACCCTCACGGATAACGTTTCTGCGCTGGCCAACACTACTGACACCCTCACTGCTCGGGTCGGCGAGGCAGAGAGCGAGATCCAAAGCGTGTCTCAGGCCGTGGTGGACGAGGCCGGTGCACGGGCCCAGCAAGTTGGGACGCTTGCCGCAGATCTGAACGGTACCAAGGCCCTGGTTCAGGATACGTCTTCGGCAGTGGTGGGGCTCGGCAATGAGGTGCATGCCACCCGCAACATCAAGGTTGGAGTGGACGTGAACGGTCGCTACTACAGCGCCGGGATGGGTATTGGCGTCGAGAACACGCCGAGCGGCATGCAGAGCATGGTCTTGTTCCTGGCCGATCTGTTCGCCGTGATGAACCAGCCAGGCGGCACGCCGAAGTCGGTGTTCGCGATCAACAACGGCCAGGTGTTCATGAACAGCGCGATCATCAACCAGGCCGACATCATCAACCTGATCATCACCGGCGAATTGAAAAGCGCGAACTACGTTCCAGGACAGAGCGGCATCAGGATCAACTTCGTCACCAGCCAAGTTGAGATTAACGGGGTGATCTCCGGTCAAGGCCGGTTGAACATTTCTCAGAATTCGCTCGCTTTCTACGACACCAACGGCAGACGCCGAATTTTGCTGGGGCAACCATGACGATCGGTTTGTATATCTGGGATGAGGCCGGAAATCTTGAGATCAGTCCAGAGACCAAGATCACCCGGGTGCTGGGGACGGTGAACACCGGTACCGAGCCCAGCTCTCTCGCCGTGCCGGCTTTTGCCGGTGGGACTGCGTTTGCAGCTGTCATCGAGTGCGCCCAGTCGTTTCGCGCTCCCAAGCTGACTATCAGTGGAACAACGCTGAGTTGGGCTTGGGAGGCGCTTGGGGTGGGCCAGCGCGCGGCTGCGCTGGTCGTGTACGGGATACGCCTATGAGCTTCGCTGAGTTTGTAAATGCGGATGGATCATCGGTGATGATCGGCGACGACTACTTCAACTACTCGCTCCGACACTCACAGCGATTGACGTTCTCGGCAGGCGGAATTCTTACTTACGACTTCTCTGTCACGAGAGACAACTGCGAGACGCCGGTCATCGCCTTCCGGACCGCAACGGTGGACACCGTGCTGCTGTCGACTACCCGGAGCGGGAACTCTGTTACCTGGTCATTTCGCGCCTTCAGCCGGTATCCGGCTCAAGTCGGTACGTTCAGCTTCGAATATTGGATATTCGACCGGCCCAATGAGCCAGCAAACGATTTCACGCTGATCCTCTACGACGCAGCCGGCAACATAGCGTTTGATGCCCGCCGCAAATACCTGCGTTACCTGCAGTTTTTTGATCAGGATTTGAATGGTACTGGGCCTTTCAACTTCACGGCGCCGGGCAGCCAGTTCGCGGTCGTGCAGGGGCAACTGTCCCGCGTGTATGGCTTCGATGTCATAGAAGGCGGTGGGCCAGGGGGCAGTAATCAGTATTTCCAAGTGATCGAAGGTAAGTGTGTTCGGATCAACGGCTCTTCGTTTTCGTTCATGGAAAACCCGATCTACTCAAGCACACCGGTCAACTCCAATATTTTTCCAGTCGCTTTTTTTTACCGCCAGCAGATGTTCCTTGTTGACGTCAGCTCGATGCTAATTCCCTAACCAGGAGGCCGAATGGCTCTCGATCAAATCAGACTTGGCACGCCTCCCAGCGGCCAGGACGGCGACGATGCGCGGACAGCGTTCACCCGGTGCAACGCAAACTTTAAGTTGATGGACGATTGGGGTGTAACCGGAGGCATAACGAGGAGCGTTACCAACCTGAACGATGCCACCCAGCCGGGTTGGTGGTCTGCATTGGCTGGTGGCGCCGCAAACTTACCACCTGGGATCACCTATCCCTTGATCTTCGTCGGGTTGCATAGTGCTGGGTTCATTACCCAAGAGGCAATGGACGTCACTACGGGTAAGACGGCTTGGAGGACGTACAACGCCAACGGGGCGGGTAATTGGGGCGGATGGCGGGCGGGCATTGCTGCAGCTGACCTTGGTTCTGCTGCCTATTTAACCGCCACACAGAGTGTCCTAGATAAAACAGTCGGGAGGGCGCTGCGCGTTAACGACTTCGGGCTCGGCGGTGCGCTGCCGGTGTTCGCCGGGGACTGCAACACCATCGACTATAACATCCGACTGTTCACGTCTCCGGGTGTCACTAACGCTGCCAGCAACACCTATGGGTACCTGGAGCACATACAATCCAACGACAGCAACTACGCGTGTCAAGAATGGCGCGCTCTATCAAGCAATGCGGCATATAGGCGATTCAAGAGCGAGGGTACTTGGAAAGGGTGGTACCCGCTATATACCTCCGACCTCATCATCGGCTCTGTGGGGTTCAACAACTCCAAGCCTGTCGGTGGGGTGATCGAGAGCGGGGTTAATGCCAACGGCGTGTATACCAAGTTTGCTGACGGGAGTTTGGTGTGTTCTGGCGATATCCTATTGCCAGCCCAGGCCCTGAACACGGATACCTTTGTGACGGCCACCTTTGCTGCCGCGTTCTCTGCCGGACCTAAAGTTGTCTATAGCCCGGCTGCGGAAGTAGGCCAGGGGGGGCAGAGTGCGGTCGGGCTGGTCTTCTATAACGGTACCTATTACTCAACTACCGCAACAACGTGGACCCTGCGTTCTTATTCTTACAGGAGCTCAACGCCCAACCCCGTACAATTCCGTTATATAGCTCACGGCCGGTGGACCTGAACCATGAAAATCACACTATCCCCTTCTCGCGTCGATGTGCCCTTGGTTGTCTCTGTCAATGGCGACACCCTGACTATCAACGGCGAGGAATTTGACTTCGGCCCCCTCACGGACGGCGCGACCCTACCTCTGGAGGCTTTTGAGTCCATGTGGTTCAACGGCCCAGTCGATCGCGTCGCGGGGGAGCTGCAGTTGTCTTTGGTGCTGCCGTATGGGCCGAACGCACCCGAGTCCACAGTGTTCTACAGCGGCACCCTAGATATTAACGAAAGCGGCGATCTGGTGCTCCCAATATACGACACAAGTCCGCCGATCGAAGGCGAGATCCAAATCGAGCCAAGCCTGTCGGAGGAAGACTCAGATGCCTAACATAGACTGGTCGAAGATGATCACCGCAGAGATGAAAGCCAGCCAGGCGTCGGCAGGCCTGTTGTTGCAAGTGCAAGCAGAAACCGCCCGACTACGCGCCACCGCTGATAGTGCTATTGCCCCGCTGCAGGACGCCGTTGATATCGACGAGGCGACTACCGAGGAAGAGGCGCTACTGAAAGTGTGGAAGAAGTTCCGCATCGCACTCAACCGTCTGCCCGAGCAGCCCGGTTATCCCTCAACCATCGACTGGCCGGCGCCGCCAGCGTGACACGCACTGAACCCACCGACCGCCGCCTGGCGGTATTTTTTTGCCTGGAGAAAACCCATGACCCAATCCCAGCCCCGAGGCGTGCGCAACCGCAACCCCGGCAACATCGATTTCAACCCGCGCAACGACTGGCAGGGCCAGATCGGCAAGGAACCTGGTGGCCGCTTCGCCATCTTCGACACGCCCGAGAACGGCATTCGCGCCTTGGGCAAGCTGCTGATCAACTACCGCGGCAAGGACGGCATGCCCGGCGTAGGCGGAAAGGGCATCGACACGGTGCTGGAGACGATCAACCGCTGGGCGCCGAGCAACGAGAACGACACCCAGGCCTATGCCTCGGCCGTGGCCAAGCGCATTGGCGTGCGCACCACTGACCCGATCAACATCAAGGACCCGGCCACGCTTCGCGGGATGGTGGTAAGCATCATCATTCACGAAAACGGCAGCAACCCTTACGCGCCGGCGATCGTCGATGAAGGGGTGCGGAGGGCGTTGGCATGAAGTCTTTGGCCATCAGGGTGGCAGTGCTGCTGGCGCTCCTGGCTTCGTACTGGGGCGTCTACCAGCACGGCCGATCGGTTGAGCGGGCCGAGGCCGCGAACGAAACCGCGAAACGCGATAGCGGCGATCGACTGGCCGAAGTGATCGGCGAGCGTAGCGCCCGCCAGGAAGAACAACGACGCGCCCAGGCGCAGGAGGAGGCGAGAGCCCATGCCCAGGAAGAACGAACGATTGCTGATGCTGGCGCTGATGGCGCTGATGCTGCTGGCCAGCGGTTGCAGCACGACAGCGCCAAGCTCGCCGCCTCCGTCAGTTGCCCCGGCACGGATACCGCCGCTATCGCCAGAGGCCAGGCAGCCACCCGCGCCGCAATGGTGCTCTCCGAACTGCTCGCACGGGCTGATGCTCGAGCGGGAGAGCTGGCGAAAGCTTATGACCAAGCCCGAATAGCGGGCCAGCTCTGCGAGAGGTCCTATAATGCGTTGATCAACTGATCGGAGCAGGTAATGGAGAAGCGCACCTTCATGGGTATGATTGAGGCGGGAGAACCCTTGTTGAAGGAGGCTCTGGATGCCATGCGGGCGTATCACCAGGCGCAGGATGAAGGGAAGCCCGCTGAGGAAATCGAGCGGCTGCACCTGCTGGCCGAGTCCCTATTCCAAGTGGTCTGCGATTACCAACTGCGGGTTGTGGCCAAAGCGCGCGGCAAGGAACTGCCGCCTCTCCACTGAGGCCGCCGACCGGCTATTGCTGTCGGTGCGATCCGGGTTATACGATACTGTATCGATATACAGTATTGGTGCCCTATGTACTTCCTTCTCGTCCGCCGGCGTGTGAATGGCCTGGCCATCCCCTCTGATCAGCTCAGGAAGATCCAGCCTCTACGCGCCGACATCCACATCGGCGACCACCACAGCGAACCGCTGGGCAGGGTCGCCACCCAAGCCTGGGTGTTCAACCCGACGCCAGGACCAGACATCATCCCTCGGCTGCACGACGCGAAGGTCAACGGCATGGCCCAGCTCGGCATTAACATCAACGGGGTTGAGGACATCGACGGCGTGCTGTATGCGCAGTCGTGGTGGTGCAGGGCGGAATGATGGCCGGGATACCGCAAGCATGGCTGGATGAACTGAACGACCAATTCGCCCTGGTCACCGATCCCGACGGGCGTGCTGCCGTGCTAGATGAGATGGCCTATGCGGCCCATCGTCGACGAGAGGTGAGCGCCGAGGACCTGGTCGACATGCTGGAGCTGTCCGAAGCTGCCAGAGCCTGGGGATTGCTGGAGATCGAGGAGGCGTACCACATCGGTCTGTTCAGTTACGAGAATTTGAAAAGCTGGGAAGGTGACGAGCCAGGACGGATCGTGATCGGCAGAACGCCGGGGTGGAGCGCATAGGCTGTCTAAAACCGCTCTAAAGCTTCTCGGTTTTACTGGGCGAAAGTCGCCCAAACTCGCCAATGCATATTAGACAGGATGGACGCATAGGCCGCTTCTGGCGCGGCCTGAGGTCAATTTTCCACACTACTGCTGCAGTACTGGAAGGTAGTCTACGGCAAGGAGGGCGCCAGTAGAATTGACGCCTGACCTAGGTAATCCCAAGCTGCAACAGCGAAGGCAATCATTCCTACCCAGAAAGCGACCAGTCCTATTAGGCCGGAAGCCCATGCGCACCTGTCCCACCAAGCCGAAATTTCCCAATCTTTGTCCTTCTCGATCATCTCTCGCCAACGCTCGCCTGTTACATAGTCCCGAGCTAGAACCAACAGCAACGCAGCTGAAAAAAGAAGGATCGCGATCGTTAGGCTCACCCATGCCCACCTAGCAGAAGACAGAATGGTAGCCGGGAGACCAATTTTCTCAGAGAAAAATGCCGAGCAGGTGGCCAGCGCGCCGCCGCTAATTACAAATAGAAGTTTGATGACTTCAAGGGCGTAACCAATAGTCGCCTTCTGGTGCTTGTCATGTCGCGCTACCTCTTCTGTATCCCATGCCACGCCCTTCACTCCGTCAGTAGATCGATGACGGATTTTACCGTTTTGAGGTTGACCTGATAGGAAAATCGATTCCAAAACTGAAGCGGCGACCCTTGCGGTATGCGGCCTGTAGCCTTGCCGTTTCGTCTTTGTTTTGGAATCGATTTCGACCCTGACACCACATGTATTGGGGGTTTGTAACACGGTCTTGAAAACCGTCGATGGGCAACTATCCTAGAGTTCGAATCTCTACGCTTCCGCCACATTCAAAGCCCTGATTATTCAGGGCTTTTTGCGTTTCTGCAGGGCGGAAAACTTGACGCTTAAAAGGCCAAGTGTTCCGCAACTTTCCGATGGTGTTCCGCGACTCTTCCGTAAAAAAGGTTTCATCGGTTGGTTTCACGATCTCCCGACGCGGCGGTAAACGGTCTGCGTGATCCGCTTATCGGTGTGCCCTAGTAGCCTACTCGCGTGCGCAAGGTCTTCAATGTCGCTCGCTGCTTTAGGGCGGATATCGCGAAACTGGAATTGACGAATGCTGTCGGCCAGGACGCTATCAAGGTCCTCCATCGCTTTGGCGGCGGCCTTGGATCTAGCATCATCAACGCGAAGGCGTAGTATCGCTGGCATCACGTTGCGGCCGTCCTCTGTCACTATGAGGTACGGGGTGCGAACCCCTCGCGCCTTGCGTTGGTTCAGAAGGCGCTGCACCAGTATCCCCAGCTGGCAGGTCTCTATTTCCGACTCAAGACGTATCCTCTTTTTTTTGTCGTTTTTCCCTGAGCGAACTGCAGAAAGCCATCAACCACGTCTGTCGCCCGGGTGGCCCGTGCATCCGCTGGACGTTGACCGGTCAGATAGCCCAAATCCATCGCATCGCGCAGCTCGGAAGCGGCTTGCTCGTAGACAGCAGCCCAGATCGCCGGCCCTGCATAGAAGTCCCTAGGTGTCTCCTTGTTTTTGCGGATACCGGTCGCGGGGTTTGGGCGGTCAGTAATGCCCCACTCCTTTGCCATGTTGAATATGTGAGAGAGAAGGGCGGTCTCTCGATTCGCCCTGACCTTGCCTGTCCGTCTATCTCGATACTGGCCAAGTACTTGAGGTGTAATCAGTTCCTGCAGGCACAGGGATTGCTTGGCCGCCATATCGCGGCAGTGAATAGAGGGGAGAGGGAATTGCCGATTGTCCGATTCAGCTCACAGATCGGCTCGGCGGATTTGCGGAAAATCGGGCGTTCGCTATGGTGGCAATTAACCACCTAACTACAACTAAAGTCGTAGGAGAGCGGCATGAGAATTCGCGGTGATGTGTTTTGGGATTGGGCAGACCCCACGTTGCACCATCGCACTCATGACGAGACGCTCGCCGATGGAACCTACATCGATGTTCAGGTGCGACTGTCGCGGACAGGCAACACGCAGCTGTTCATCGGGGTATATGCACCCGGTGGCATGCCCGTCCACGAGGAGGCCTTTGATTCTCGGCCTGGTGAGTCGATGACCAAGGCTCTGGCGTGGGGCGTGGGGCGCGCACGGTGGATCGCAGTAGAGGGTATTGGTACTCGTGGAACAAGCGCAGCTGCGAAGTGACCCTTTAGATGTAAAAAAATGTAACGCTCACGTTCTGCAGTAGATTCAGCGGGGCAGCTGTGTATGCTGCCTCTCTGGTCAAGATTTGAAAGTGAAGGGTTCGTTCCATGCGTAATCGCGGCACCGTTTATTGGGAGTGGGCCAACCCGGAGTTGCATTTTCGCAACTACGATGAGCGCTTGCCCTGCGGCACTCTGATCAACATCCAAGCGCGTCTTTCTTTAGAGAACGTCACGCAACTTTTCATAGGCATCTACGGGGATAAGGGTGTGCCGTTGCTTGAAGAGCATCATCCAGATTGCCGTGGACAGAAATTGTCTGTGGCCATGGCTTGGGCGCTCGAGCGTGCAGTCGATTGGGTCGCCGTGAGGTTTCCAGCCCCAACTATCCCAGGGCCAGAACCGCTTCCACGCAAAGGCTCACGCCTTCATAAGTAACGATGTCTTGCAAACGGAACGCTCGTTAGAAAGGATTAGTCGTATCTCCATCGGAGGCGCAATTGAGGCGCCCAGTTGGAGAGAGTAATGAGCCTTCAAGCCACCAGTCATGACCTTTACGTGCATACCTACCTTGGATACCAGGCATCAATCTACGTGCTCTGGGGGGCGAGTGATGAGTCTCCCACCGGCATGTTGGTTGAAGTGGGGAAACCAGGCGGTACCCCGAGAACGCTACGAGCGAGTCGGCAATTTTCTTCTTCTACAGAAGCCATTCTTGAAGGAAAGGTAATGGCCGAGCAGTACGTTCAGAATCAGGCGGGCAGATCCTGAGCTACGTCTTGGACCTCGCGTGCATAGCGCTCACTCCGCCCTCGTTCATAAAACACCCAGGGTGGGTTTGCGGGGCTGGCTGGCCATAACTGAGAACGTACAAGTGATCGAGCAGGCCGTAATTCTTTTGCACATGGGTGATGGTCCGACGAGCAACCGTGCCGGTGTCGTCGCGGGCCTCGTCCACCTCGCGGAGCAGAACTGTATCGCTGACGGCGAATAGGGGAAGGCGCTGGATGCTGGCACGGCGCCACGTTTTGCGAGAGGGGTAGTTCTTTGATATAACGCCCGGCCATTTCACAGGAAGGAACCTCATGAAACGCACCATCATTGGAGCAATGCTTGTCGCAGTAACCTCGCTTTCTCTCAGCGGCTGCTTCGAGGCAGAGGCCGAACAGAAGCCGAAGGAACAGAAGGAAGTCAGCGACAAGTTCTATGAGATCTCGGAACCTGATGAAAGCCAGGATCAGGGGTTCAAGCCATGATGCGCTCGCTTACATTGGCGCTCACTGGGGCGTTAGCTGTAGGACTAGTCGGCTGTAAAGAAGACGCCGCCGACACTGCCGCCTACGAGCCCACTGCCGAGCACTGCCAGCCCGACTACCTGAAAGCGCTTCCAGACAACAAGGCTCGCGAAGACCTGGTAGAGAAGTGCATGACTGGTGGCTCGTACAAGAAGTCCGAACCGAAGACCTGGTAACGTCCGCTCGTCTTCAGTCAGCGCCGCCACATTGGGCGGCGTTTTCGTTTTCAGGGAAGGCGCTGGCGGGCAGCGCCGAGTTTTTGATGAACTTCTGAGAAGCGATTCTGCTCTGAGCTTTGCACCGCGAAATGCATGCTTCGCGGCCTACAAGCTCAACAATTGCTCGCGGAAGTTCAGGAATGTTCTCGGAAGATTTTTACGGCGTGTACCTCGTTGCCGAGGTAGTGCTCGTGGTTGCAGTTCTGGCCGTTGCGCTGCATTTCAGCCAAGACACGTAGGTCGGTCGCTGGCGGGCAGCGCCGGAGGGTCAGGTGGTCGCGCGAACGTAGAAGCTCAGCATGGCGGTTGCGTCGTCGTTGAAGTACTGCGCCAGTTCCTGATACGCCCTGTACTTGGCCAGACTGCGTGTCGCCGCCCACACGCGCTGAACGTAATGGCGGGCATCGCCAAGCATGTACCTGACGTCATCCCAGTCGTACATGCAGTTGGTGAGCACTTCCCACTGCTTGAGCGGCAGCGTCTGGGCTATTTCGCCGTACTGCATCTCTCACGTTGGGTGGTAGTTGCGGATGCGCTTCTTCGGGTCGCTGTCGAGGATGGCGCCGATGCGCGCAGGTTTTCTTCCTTCACTTTGGCTGCCTTCTCGCGCCGACGCTTGCCGCGCTCCGCCTGGTCCATTGCCATGGCCGATACCTCCCAAGCCGCTGGGCGGCAGATTGATGTGTTGCTGGCGCCGGCCGTGCTGGACGCGTGCGTTGATGCGCTTCATGCTGCTTTCTGCCGATTCCAGGCCCCGACAGCGGCAAAGATCTTGGCGGCCTCTGCCTCGTCGAGCGTTGAGTCGGCAGGGATGGCGATCCAACCGGCCGCCACCAGGTGATTAGGATTGGCCGCGGCCCGTAGGTTTAAGTAGGTCGCCTCGCTCACGTCGGTCAGGTGCTCGGCGCGGTAGTTGCCCGGCGGCGCAACCTCGATCGACGTGTTGTACCGCTTTCCAAACTCCGTCCGGCAAAGCACGCTGAGGTAGATGGTCCACCGGTGTGGGATATTGCAAACGGCGTCGACGACCTGGCGCACGCGGATCTGCTTGAGCTTCTTCCAGTTGATCAGTACCTGCAGGCCGCTGGGGTCGATGTTCACCACGGCGGCGTGGTTGGCCGAGACCAGGGCCCGGCATGTCCTATCCAGGCGTGCCCGCATGGTGTGGGGCTTGCGCTTGCTCAT